GAGTTCGAATCTCCCTTCCGCTACTTTATTTTTGCTTAAGAAAACCTTGTGAAGCCTTGATTTTACTGAAAGAAAGGAGTTTTTGAATGGTGTCTTTTCTAAAGGTCAAAATCAAAGGTAACACTAAAGGTAACACGAACGGATGTATGGACGCTTAATGCGTTCTTTTTTTGTTGTATTTTTTGACGGCAAACTGTCGGAATCGTGACGGTTTTGCCGCCTTTTTTTATGCAAAAATATAATCAAAGGGAGGGATGGTGGTGTTTTCAGATGAAGTTCTTGAAAAAATTTTTGCCAGAAAAGAGTTACAGTCCTTGGACTTGTCAACGCAGTCGTCTATCATACACGCAATAGAAGATGTTTTAGAGGAGGTCAAACAGGATGAATATGAGCGGAGCATACCAGAATCCGATTTATAATCAGCAGATGCAGCAATACGGGCAGCAGTACGCATACAATCCGTATATGAATCAGCCACGCATTGATAATACACAAAATTATATGCAGGCACCGCAGCAAATTCAGCAGCAGATCCCGGTTCAAACTTTTGGCATAAATGGAAAAGTAGTTCCGGCGGTAGAAAACATCACTGCCAATGATGTGCCAATGGATGGCAGCGTTGCATTTTTCCCAAAACAGGATATGACAGAAATATACGCTAAAAGTTGGAACGCAGATGGCACAATTCGCACAATCGTTTTTAAGCCAGTTTCGCATGATACTGTTAGCAATTTATCGCATGATACTGAAAAATTGAAATTTGACCTATCAGACGAGTGCACAGGTGCATTTATGCAGAAGTTTGATGAACTTTTTGGGAAGATTGAACAGATAGAAAACCGATTAGATAAAATTCCAAGCAGTCAAAGAAAAACTTCACAGGTAAAAAAGGAGAGTGATCCAGAATGAATCCGGCACAATTATTGTTAAATCAAATGATGAATTCTCCGCAGGTTCAAAACAATCCTATGGCAAAAAATGCCATGCAAATGTATCAAAGCGGAGATACTGTCGGACTTAAGACAATGGCGGATAATCTCTGCAAAGAAAGAGGAATTACAGTAGATGAAGCAAAACAAAAGGTTATGAGTATGTTTAATCATTAGTACATTTTGGGTTGCGCGCACAATAACCGGTTATCCCATTTGTAAATAAATCAGATGGAGGTAAACAAAATGTTTAATGGAAACGCATCTCCTAGTCTTGCTGATATTGCAGCAGTGACAGGAAACGGAAGAAACAATGATGGAATGTGGGGCGGCGATGGCTGGTGGGCTATCATTATCTTCGCTATGATTTTTGGCTGGGGCGGCTTTGGCGGCAATGGCTGGGGAGGAAACGGAGGTATGGGAGCGACAGCATCTGCATACACCGACTCTGCAATTCAGCGTGGGTTTGACACGCAGGCTATCATCGGAAAGTTAGATGGTATCACAAATGGTCTCTGTGATGGATTTTACGCACAGAATACCGCCGTTATGAACGGTTTCCATGGTGTAGACAATGCAATCTGTAACCTTGGCTACCAGACACAGCAGGGATTTAATACCACAAACGTAACACTTATGCAGGCGCAGAATGCTTTGCAGTCCCAGCTGGCTAATTGCTGCTGTGAAACCAGAGAAGCTATCCAGGGTGTGAACTACAATATGGCGCAGAACACCTGTGCATTGCAGAACACCATGAACAGCAACACAAGAGACATTATTGACAGTCAGCAGGCAGGAACAAGGGCAATCCTTGATTACCTGTGTCAGGAAAAGATCTCTTCCTTACAGTCAGAAAATAATGACTTAAGAATAGCTGCTTCACAGGATCGCCAGTCTGCATTGCTCACTACTGCAATGTCAGCGCAGACACAGCAGATCATCAACGCTGTAAATCCGGCTGCAATCCCGGCATATGTTGTTCCAAATCCTAACGCTTATGCGTATGGCTGTGGATGCAACACAGGATGTAGCTGCTAAAAGTAGCTGCTACACAAAATTGAATAATTGAGTATCTTAATTGAGTTTAACTCGATTATGTCTGCTGTGCAGTATTGCTTATAAACACAAAGGGCAGACTATAATGTTTGCCCTTATTTTTGAAAGAGAGGTAAATAATTATGGCAGAATTTACAGGAATTGCAATTCAAACTGTTGCGCAGGGAGAAGATGTGGCATTTACAGAAACTCCGGCAAGCGCAACAAAATGTATTGTTCATAGACAGGGAAGCGGCATTGTTAAATTGAGAGGACTTACAAATCAGTGCCGGGCAAGATTTTTGGTATCTTATTCTGGAAACATTCAAATTCCTACCGGTGGAACAGTTGAAGCTATTTCACTGGCTATTGCAATTGACGGAGAACCGTTGCAGTCAACTCGAATGATTGTTACACCGGCGGCAGTTGAAAACTTCTTTAACGTTTCGGCGCAGGCATATGTGGACGTTCCTCGCGGTTGTTGTGTTACGGTAGCGGTACAGAATACGTCTACGCAGGCAATCGAAGTTCAGAACAGCAATTTAATTGCGGTCCGGGAAGCATAGGGGGGCGGTTTTATGGATATTATGAGAATGCACGACATGATTGAAAAACTGTCTGAATGTGCTAAATGCGAAATTGACAAAGGAATTGAAAATATAGACCCGTGTGAAATGGGACAGGTTACAGACATGATGAAAGACCTTGCAGAAGCAATGTATTACCGGACGCTTACAAAATCAATGGACGAATCAGACCCAGAACAGGTTCTTGATATGTTTGAGCGTTACGGAGACGGCAGACGGTATTATGACCGTTACCGGTATGCAGACGGAAGATTTGCGCCAAAGGGAAGAGGAACGCGGAGAGGATATGACGAGCCGCCTTACTGGCACATGACACCGGAAATGTACCGGGAAATGGAACACGACCGTGATATGGATCGTTCTTCCGGCAGAATGTATTATACCGAGCCTAAAATGACACCAGATGGTGGTATGCGTGATCGCAGAGAGGGCAAAAGCGGCATGAGCCGTAGAAGCTACATGGAAAGCAAAGAGCTTCACAAGGGCAATACGCCGGAGGACAAGGACGCAAAGATGCATGACCTTGAAAAATACATGAAAGAGCTTTCGGAGGATATGGCGGAACTTATCTCCGACATGACACCGGAAGAGCGCACAATGACAAAGAGCAAGCTGTCAACGCTTGTTTCCAAAATGTAATGACAGGGGCAGAAATGCCCCTGTTTGTTTGAACATTGACAACTGAATATCAGCTAGTGATTTGTGGATTTGGAAATTTTTCAAAAAGGTATTGACTTGTTACATGTAACATTATATAATGTAACTCGTAACAAGGAGGTGGTTAAAATCGCACCCAAGAGCAGAGCTGATTATATGAAACAACGTAGAGAAAAGACAAGAAATTTTAGTGTTGAGCTTGACAGGGAGAAGTTTGAAAAGTTAGAAGAAAAACTTTTTGAAAAAGGAATGACTAAAAAAGAGTGGCTTGACAACAAGGTTGATGAAGAAATCAGCAGTTAAACAAAAAGAGCAGTTGCAAATGATTTGACGGTCATGCAACTGCCCTAAAACCGAGATAACTCTCTGTGAAATATTTTATCATAGAGAGTATCTCTTTTCAAGAAAAAATTGAAAGGCAGGAAAAATCTTTAAAAAGGTATTGACATTATGAGTTCCAATAAATATAATGAGATTGTGGAACTCAATAAGTGAGGTGGTAAAAATGAGTCCAAGAACAGGCAGACCTAAAATAAATAATCCGAAAAGCAATGATGTAAAAGTTAGGCTTGACGATAAAACCACAAGCGAGTTAGATAAATATTGCATTGAAAATAACATTACAAGAGCAGAAGCAATTCGCAGAGGTATTCATTTACTTTTAGGCAAGGAAAAAGAGTAACTTACACCATAGACAAGTAGAAGTTACTCTTAAAACACCAATCCGCAAGGACTGATAAATATATTCTATCATTTCCTTGCGGAAAATCAAGTATTTTTTGAAAGAAAGGTAGATTATTATGAGAGAACTGTATATTGAAGAAATTACAAAAAATCTGAATTTACTTAGCGAACACTTTTTAAGATGTGTCTGGATTTTTACAAGTAACCTTGCATCTGACAAGAAAGGCGGTACAAGATGAAAGAACAGTTAATTACAGAAATTCAGAACATACAGGACGAAAAATTTTTGCAGTTTATTTTGAACACGATACTTTCATTTAAACAGAAATGGGGGATTTGCTGATGAACGATATTCAGATGAAACAATTAGAGCAAACTCTAACCAGCATGGAAGTTGCGGAAATGGTCGAAAAGACACACGCAAACATGTTACGAGATATCAAAAGGTACTGTAAACAGATGGAACAAAACAATATTACAGGTAAAATCAAAATTGATGTGGCTGATTTCTTCAGAGAAAACACCTATAAGGACGAGCAAGGAAAAGAACGCCCATGCTATGACATTACCAAGAAAGGATGCGAATTTATCGCGCACAAGCTGACCGGAGTTAAGGGAACGGCTTTCACGGCTCAATACATCAATCGCTTCCACGACATGGAACAGGCTCTGAAAAATACGCAGGCTGAAATTCCGGAGAAAGACCCGTTTGCACGCTGGAGCATCGTAAAAAAGATAGAAAGTGGTAAATGGTTTAATAAAAATAACTGGAAACTCAAAATTATCTGTGACCGGTTCGGATGGACGAGAAAATTTTTATATCACAAAATTCTTGTGGAATTGTCTGACTTACATAACTTAGAACTTGTGGAAAAGTTCTATACAGTCACATATGGGCATAAACCGGAGTACAAGATGGACTTGCTAGACTACAGCAAAGAACTTGCTGGAACAGCAACAAGGTACATTAATTATTTGTTGATTGAAGAGCAAGAAGAATAACTTTAAATTTAGAAATCACTGGCTGATATTTGGCTGGTGGTTTCTTTTTTTGGAGGTAAAATATGTTTGTGATAAATGGTATTGAATGGGAAATAAAATTTGTCCGCGGTGCAAGCAGTAAGCTGATGCGATCTGATGGCTCTATTAGCCTTGCTGTGACTGATTGGAATGATAGGATAATATATGTTTCGGATAAACCAGAAAATGGCTATTTGCGCAAAATACTGGCTCATGAACTTTGTCATTGTTTTTGCTTTTCCTATAACATTCATATGCCGATTGAGCAGGAAGAGTATCTTGCGGACTGGATCAGCCTGTATGGGGCAGATTTGATTTATTTGCTGGATGATTTGATGGCAAACATTGATTGGAGGGCAGCATAATGGACAAAGTAGATGAATTGTTAAGATATGTTCAAAAGACAAATCCAGAAATGACAAGGGAAAAGTTGATGGATGAATTAAGCAGGAGCGACTATGCCGCAAGGTCTTTGATTTTTACAGCGCAAACTATTCGGAAAGAAAAATGACCGCCCCCGGGTGCTTTTGCTTTTATAACATCTTTAATACTCTACAGATCAACGCTATCTTTTTTCTTTCTTCAACGATCATATTTTTTCCCTTCTGCCATCGTCAGAGCCGGGAGACCATCCCGCGGCTGAAGCCCCTGAGGGCGTTTCGGCTATGCTACGCAGATTTCAAATTTATAAAATTTCCGAAAGATGTAAAATCTGCGCTTCGATCAAATGATCAATAACCACATTTCCGTTGCTTGTTTGCTGCCTGTGCAAATTATGAGGAGGCAGAAAAGGCGATTGAGAACTACAACGGAGACGGAGAAGTATATATATCATTTAATTAAAACAGGATCCAGAACAGATTGACGGCTTGAAATATAGCCGTCCTTTTTTGTGCAAAACGTAGAAAATTTTTGTTAGTATTTCACAAAATTTCAAGAATGATAATTTTATTACGAACAAGACAAAATGATAGAATTGTACCAGTTTTGTTGCAATGCAACACTTCTGCAACAAATTGCAACATTTTTGCAACGTAGATATAGACACTAGAGTAAGAGAAAGATTATATTCTCTCTTGTAATATTAAAAATATATATTATAAATAAGGCAGTATATTTATATAAATAATATATATAATATACAGGCTTAAAATTTAATTTTAAAATATACCTTGACAAGAAAATGATAGAATGATATTGTTTTATTAAATTAAAAAGCATTCGGGCAACGGGCGAATCAGTTTCGCCGAGGTCCCGAAAGAAACGGACTTCATGCAGCCGGTACAGTCGAGATCATCATGATCTGATTGTATCAGTTGCATTTTTTATTTTAAGTATTCCAGTACTGGAGAGAGGAGATATACAACATGTCAGCAGTTGAAATGCAGGAAGTAAATAATACAGTTGATGTTTTTAAAGATGACATTGACATGTATATAAATCTCTGGATGGAAGATAGAAATATAACTGATATGTGTAAGGTATCTCAAAACAGATGGTACAACTGTTGTAAATATGTTTATGAGCATGTATTTAAAACAAATCCAAAATATCTTAAGGATGATAATAATATCAATAATGCATATGACACAGACAAGGTTAATAATATATTAGATTTATATATAGACCTTTGCAATGACTATGAGAAGATAATTAATATTACAGGGTTTGTATTCTTCACTGGAATACATAGAGATACACTAAATGGATGGGTTAATGGCGTGCAGCTGGGCTCATCAGGTTCCGACATTTGCAAAAAGATTGACCAAATGAGAGAGGAAAGTCTTGTAGGTTTACAGACTTCTGGGAAGAATAACCCAATGTGCTACATGCCATCACTCAACAAGTATTGCGGTTTCAATATGCCGGGCGTTAGAGATCAGGGATCCAGAGCAAGAGCTTTGACAGCCGAAGAACTGCCACATCTTGGGGCTAATAATTGTATAGGATTGCCGAACAACTCCGACAATTCTGGTTGAAAAAAGCTAGAAAAACGCAATAGACAATTCAAACAATTTAAAGCCCAGTGTTTAATGGTCTTAAGGCGCATTAAATCGTTGATACATTACACAAAACAAGGGTTTTGCGAATAGTTGTAAAATACGAATGGAATTTAACGAACAATTCAAACAATTTATCAATGTTCAAAGCATGATTCGGCATGGATGGGGAGGGGGTTTGATAGGTTGAGAAAATCAGCACTACTAAGTCCTTTAAATATCCTCAAAAACAAAAAGAGATTGGATGGAAAAGTATGAGAGTAGTATCACAAAGCAAAGACGTTTCGCTTGATTTTGACCGAGCGGTATTCACAGCAAATCATGGAATGATAACTGCTATGGTTGATGGAAAAACGTTTACCATTGGGACGTATGCAAATTTAGGTAGAGAAAAAGAAGTATTCTCTGATATGCACAAGGCATTTTCGGCTTTTCAAGTTATTAGCACAAACATGGATAAACAACAGGTGGCCGAAATGTTTGCAGTATCTAAAAACATATCGATCAGATGCGTTGAGATGAATGATCCTTGTATTGGAATAACTGTATTTGATAACATGGTCTATTACATGCCGGAAAAGTAGTGTTAATATAGCGCTATCGCCAAGCGGTAAGGCACTGGATTTTGATTCCAGTATTCGTAGGTTCGAATCCTGCTAAAGAAACTTGTGAGAGGAAAACAACCATGGTAATTATTAAAACGATTATATCGACGCTGGATGTTATTTTTATGCTGATACTATTTGTATCTGGCAGAGAATCCAAAGACAAAGAAACAGCAATTGCATTATGGGTACTTGTGATGTTGCTGTTGCTGAACATGTTTCTGATGTGGAGGTAACAGAATGTTTTATAGTCCAATATCTGATATTTGCTTTCAGCTGCCTATCATTTGTGCAGAGGAAAGAATACATATAACAAAATCAAAAGGACCGGACATCACCGGAGATTTGCTCGATCTGGATAGCGACGCCGAGCACCAGAGCGAGAAATCGGAGCATCCGGTATAACTTAAGCTCACAGACAAAACAGCTTGAATCAGAATAACTCGGCGTGCGATTCAATACTGATGCCTGTGAGCAAATATAAAATAAGATAAAAATCCTACATTTCGGCATTCAAATATGCCATAGTGGAACGTAGCTCAGTTGGTAGAGCATTCAATCGGTCGCAGGTTTGATTCCTGTCGCTCCACTGGAGGAATGGATTTAAAGATTCATTCCGTAAAAGATATTCTTCTTGGTGTTTTTCATGACACATCCTTTCGCCACTAGGACTATTCTGTTAAGGGCGGTGCGAGACCGTCCGGTGGCGTTCACCGCAGATAGCGGTATTTGATGTAAGTCTATATGGTGTTGAAACTTGGGGTTCCAGAATTTGTGGGCGCACAATCCATATAGCTTTCAATGGTTCTGAAACCTATCCCACGGTGCCAGAACTACAACAATGAGTTGCCAGTGAAAGGCTGTAAACTGGATAGTGCAACGCATGGCACGATAAACATTATTGCTAACCGTCTGATGGCGGTTTCGGAACGTATCTTAATTGGTAAAAGTGGCGTGTACACGGAAAACAACAATGAGAGCCGGATTGAAGGTTCGAATCCTTCCGTTCCGATGGTGCCGAGCTGATCTGATACTGTATGCGTAGCGCGGTCGCGTACAGAGATATGGAGTGAGGTGTCCGCGCATTCCGGGGAAGCGGCAACGATTGGCGGTGTTGCGGCTGACTGTAAATCAGTTCCCAAGTGGTAAACAATAGAGGTTCGATTCCTCTCTTCCCTATTTCACTCAACTCCCTAAAAACACTGTTTGGCAGGTGCGTGGTAGACAGTTGTAATGGATGGGTTGTTTAAGAAATCGCACCATCAAGATGCAGTGTTCCCATAATGGTATTGGAACGGCTTGCTAAGCCGCCGGGCGTTTGTTCGCCTTGTAGGTTCGAGTCCTACACACTGCGCTATGCCGTATGTCCGGGTGGTGAGGGAGCGGTCTTGAAAACCGTTGGCTGTAAAAGGCTTGCAGGTTCAAATCCTGTGTACGGCGTTTGCCCGAGCGAAAATCCTAGGTATGTCTTGGGTGTTGATGTGTGACGGAATAGGTAAACGGAATTGTCGTAGAGAATTGGTTGAAACCGACAACATAGATGACCAGATTGTACACTCCTGCGTGGTGCAAATCCACGCCACATCAATTTTGTATATCCGCTTAGTAAGGTTCTTTAATTGGAGATATGAGCATGATTTTAAACTGTGTAAATTGTGGCGCACCAATTGAAAGTGACAAAAAAGCGTGCCCTTATTGCAAAACTCCATATGGTTTTCGTACGAAGATAGAACTGGAACCATATATTGATTTAAACGGAAGGATTTGCAGACATGAACCGGAAATGATAGAAGTAACAACTTTGGAAGATTGTGAACCTAGGTTTATTAGGAAGTGATTGAAATGTGTAAATTTTGCAAGAATTACGATAATAACAGAATATTCGGCGCTAATATTCTCATTCAGAAGTGTGCAAATGAAAAGAATTTGACAAATGCGCAAATTATGATGAATACAGGGGACAAAGTTCCCGGAATTGTGATTTATTCAAACTACTGTATGGCAAAAGGATACTTTGATATTGTATTTTGTCCGATGTGCGGCAGAAAGTTGGTTGAAGAATGACGTGTTATGATTGTGTTTACCTTGGATTTGATAGAAACGAAGTTGTAGGGATGGCTGAAATGTGCAACCATCCGGGAAAATGGATTTCTGGTGCTGGATTTGCTGACAGTGAACATGAATGTGAATTTTTCAAAAAGAAATCTGGAGTTTCTAAATGGGATTTATATTCCGAAGATGAAAAAGAAAAGGCCAGGGAATATTTCCAAGAATACTATGTTCAAAATCCTGTTGGCGATTTAACATGCGAACAGGCTTGGGCACAGTTCGTTGAATATTTAAAAACTACTGATTCAAATGCTTGAAAAAGACATTAGATTTTAAGAAAGTTGGTGGAAGAATGAATAAAATTTCATCATGGTATCAACCACAAACAGAAGCACTTAGAAATTTTGGTGTGAATATTTCAAGAGAAGCTGTAAACAAATATGCCTTGGAACATTTTGGAAAAATACCAGAAACGATAGCTGAGAGAGATGCGGTAATAGTTGATAAGTGCAGAACGGAGATTCAAGAAAAGGTAGCGGAAGAATGAAACCATTAGAAGAAATATTTTTCAGAGCTTGCGTAAATGAGCAGAAAAGAAAATTACATTCGAGCAATAAGGAATTGAGCATAAGAACTATCGGTAATATTTTTGAAAGGCTTGGATTCTCATATAAGCAGTTAATGTATTATGTCAGCAAGTGGTCCGACAGGGGATTTTATGATTATGGAGTGACACTTGACTTAGGCTAGTTTGAATTTAATAAACTGACCGGAGAATATAAGCAAATTTATGATTCTATGACAAGTGCGGACGGATGGAAAGACGGAGAACTTGCAAGTTATATTGTCAGCAATTCATTTAATCGGGAACGGATAACAAATTTTGCATTGAGAGAGCATCTTGGAATTGGAAAAGATGAGGACTTTTTCAATTCATACAGAGAGTGGTAACTAATGAAACACCAAAAAGAATGGCACACTTGCGACAGGTGTGGTGCAGAAATTAAAAAAGGAATATTGTGCGGGAATTCAATTACAAAGAATGGTATTTTAAATGTCACATACGACTTGTGCTATAAATGTATGGAAGATTTTGAGGAGTTTATGAGAAATGTAAAGGATTGTTCAATTTGCAAATATTGTGATGAGGATTTTATTTTTGACGAAGAGACAGGGGAAGAATATCCGTTTTATAAATGCCAAAAAGGGAATGACACATCACTTGACTATGAGTGCAAAGATTTTGAAAGGTTTATGAAAAATGATTGTAAATATCAATAACAGCACATACGAGATGAACAGCAAACAGTACAAAGCAGTTCTTGATACGGCGAGCAACGCTGTTACCTGCGGCATATACGCTGTGGAAAAGAACAAGGTAGCAATCATGCTTCGAGAGGAATATAAAAGCAAGGAAGAACTGAAACAGGCAGTTAGTAATTATACGGCGAAAGGGTTCAAGGTTTATTGGAATTAGAAAATAAGACATACCGACTACAAAATGGATTGTAGCCGCTAACCTAAAACATTTATAGGCAGAGGTCTACAAGCACTTCTGCTTTTTGCGGAGGTGCTTTTCTTTTGGCAAGTTCAAGCCTAATTTCCACAGTAAATGGATATAAAAATTACATACAGGTGCATGGCGTTGATGAACAGGTTATGGATGCCATGGCAGAAGCGGCAAGGGTAGCCATTCTGACAGAAAAGGATGTTGAGTATGGATTAAAGGTTTCTGCCAGAGCGAAAGAACTGACGGAGCAGTTTATCTTTCAATCTACAGGTGGCACACCATGGGATTTAGAGAAATATTCATTCCAAAACAAGGTATCTTATGAAATTCTGGACAAATACTACGGAATTTTGCTTCTGGAAGCGCAAAACAAAGTTTTGGATAGTGCCTTCCAGTATTTGGAGAAGAAGAGAGAGCCTAAAGAGCGGTTTTACATGCCAAGAAGAAAGCAATTTCTCAAAATAGGTCTTACACAGGCTTTGCAAGGCATGATTGATGATAAATATGACATTCTTTGCGTGTCTCTTGTTCCGGGAGCAGGCAAAACAACGGTAGAAAAAATGTTTCACGCACTTGTTGCCGGATGGTTTCCGAGAGATTTCAGTCTTTTTTATTCGCATAGCGGAGATATTACCAGAATGTACTATGACGGTGTGTACGATATCGTTACAAATACGGAAGAATATACATGGAATGAAATTTTCCCGGATCTTTCCGTGACGAGCACAAATGCAAAGATGGAGCAGTTTAATGTCGGGAAGTACAAATCGTTTCCATCCGTACAATGTACGTCTGTTGGTAGTAAGAATGCCGGTAAAGTAAGGGCATCTAAGTTCTTGCTGGTTGACGATATGATAGGCGGAATTGAAGAAGCAATGAACCCCATTATCCTTGATAAATTGTGGGATAAATATGCCGTAGATGCCCGCCAGAGAAAGATACAGGACACGGACGGTAAGAACTGCAAGGAAATACATATTGCCACAAGATGGAGCGTACACGACGTTATAGGGCGTATACAAAATATGTACGAGGGCAATCCGAGAGTAAAGGTTATTGCGGTACCAGATGTAGACCCAGTTACAGGAGAAAGCAATTTTGAATATGAGTTTTCTGGTTTTACAAAAGAGTTTTTTGAAGATCAACAATTATTGATGGACGACATATCATATCGCTGTCTTTACAAACAGGAACCGATTGAGCGAGAGGGATTGCTGTTTCCGGAAGATAAAATACGCCGGTATCTTAATTTGCCACATGGAGAGCCAGAGATTGTAACCGGTCAATGCGATACAAAGGGAAAAGGAACGGATTACTTTGTTTTGCCGGTATTGCAAAAATACGGAGAGGATTACTACTGTGTAGATTGTGTTTGCGATAACACGGCAGATTATGAGATGCAGTATGAAAATGCAGCAAACGTTCTGGCAAACAACAAAGTGCAGGAATGTGAATTTGAGAGAAACGCCGGCGGAGACCGTGTCGCAATGGAAGTAAACAAGCGTGTCGAAAAAAAAGGATGGATATGTAACATTACTGACACACCGACGGAGACAAACAAGGAAGCAAGGATTTTCCAGTGCTCTAACTGGATATTGCAGCACGTTATATTTAAAGACCCATCATTATATAAGCCAAATGAGTCATATGGAGTAATGATGTCTCTTCTTAAGAGATATTCAGTTTCCGGTAAAAAGCAATTGGATGATGTGCCGGATGTATTTTCAAACTTTGCGCTTAGAGTGACAAATGGAAATAACGTAGCCAAAGTAGAAGCGGCAGTAAATCCGTTTAGGAGGTATTGATATGGTAAACAAAGATATTTTAAATCAATACTTAGATTTAAGAGAAGAAGTGAAAGAAGTAAGGAATAAAATTGAAAAGCTTGAAAAATACATAGAAAAAATTGAGCAGGAAGGAACGGTTATTGATAGCGTTTCTGGCGGAAATGGTGGAAACCAACATTTTAAAATAGAAGGAATACCATTGCCAGAATATAGGCACAAAAAAACCTTGTTATATTCCAGAAAAACCACCCTCGAAATTTTGGAAAACGAACTTCTTGAAAAAACAAATGAAGTAGAAGAGTTTATTGCAAATATAAAAGATAGCAGAATTAGAAGAATAATTAACCTTAGATTTTTAGAAAATCAATCTTGGAATAAGGTTGCCGACCAAATAGGAGGCAATAACACAGAAGACAGCGTGAGAAAAGCGTTTGATAGATTTATGAAAGAGTAAAGTTGTCCGATATGTCCGTTTTTTTTCTGATATAGTTATAATCGAAGAAGTCAACAAATAGTTGAACACTTTACCATCCCCCATTGGAAGAGCATCGAAGAGGAATCTCCGGTGCTTTTTCTTTTTCAAAGAAAAGAGGACTTTATGGTATATACACCAAAAACAATATATTGCCCGCGTTGCGGAAGAAAAGTTGCCACACACGATGGGCGTTCAACAATGCAAATTTCTGTTGAGTGCAGAAAATGCCACAAGAAAGTTGTTTTTTATCCGGAGAATGGAAAAACAGAATTAAAATCTCTTCCGTTTCGTGCAACATCCAGCGGAATGACCTTTATTTAGGAGAAAAAAATGAGAAATGACAAATCTCTCCAAGACCTTGTTAAAGGCTGTTATGGTAGAAAAATTTTATATACAGATGTTGAAACCATCACAGCAGATAATATTGTCAATGTGGTGGGAGACTGCATCGGTAATTATTATTACAACAAAACCATCATAGAATACCTATGGCGGTATTACAAAGGAGACCAACCTGTTTTGTACCGCGTAAAGGTGCAAAACAGTGACATTACCAATAAAATTGTTGAAAACCACGCATACGAGATTGTTCAGTTCAAAGTAGGACAGACATATGGCGAGCCAATCCAGTTTATCAGTCGAAAAGATGACGATGTAATCAATAAGGCAGTAGATGCGCTGAATGACTATCTTGTAGACGCAAATAAGCAGGAAAAGGACATTAAAGCTGGTGAATGGCAGTCAGCAACCGGAACATCTTTCAAGGCGGTGAGATTTGCAAATGGAGAAATACCATTTCAGATTGTTGCCCCTACTCCGATGAATACTTGTGTTATTTATAATCGGAGCACGGAAGAACCGGTTCTTGCAGTACAAGAACTTAAGGATGAGGATGGAAGATGGTACAAACTGTGCTATACAGACAGTCATTCATGCAAAATTCAAAATGGAGTAGCTTCTGAATGGAAATTGCATGCATTTGGAAGCATTCCTATCGTTGAGTTCCCAAACAACCACGAAAGAATATCGGACATTGAACTTGTCATAGGGCTTCTGGATGCCATAAACAACATGCAGTCAAACAGAATGGATGGAATTGAGCAGTTTGTTCAATACTGGGTTAAGTTTGTGAACTGTGAAATCGACAAAAAGACGTTTGAAGAGATGAAAATGAGCCATGCTTTGACTGTAAAGTCTAACAATAAGGATAACAAAGCCGATGTTGAGATCATGACGCAGGAACTTAACCAGAGTCAGTGCCAGGTGGCAAAAGATGATCTTTGGGACAATGCCTTATCAATTCTTGCCATACCAAACAAGCAGGGGAACACTGGCGGAGATACACAGGGCGCGGTAGAGTTGAGAAATGGTTGGGATTTTTCAAAGACAAGAGCAAAATTAAAAGACCCAATCGTGAAATCGGCAGAGAAAAGACTTGCAAAAGTTGTCTTAAATGCAATACGAGTTAAAGATCATGATTTGAAATTGTCAGTTAGAGATTTTGATGTGCAAATCAATCATAGCCCGCAAGACAATATGTATACAAAGTCGCAAACACTATATCAGCTTTTAGAGTGCGGCATACATCCTCTTATTGCCATTAAAACGGTGGGGCTTTGGGGAGATGCTGAAAAGACATTCCTCTTGTCTAAGCCATATATAGATGCGTTGTGGAAAACAATTGATAATGCAGAAGAGCAGGAACAAAAAGCACAGGAAATTGTAAATCAATTAAATAAACAGCAAAATAAGACAGCTACCGAGTAATCGGCGGCTGTTTTTATTTTATAAAAATTCGCAAAGTTGTGAGCGTAAAAAACAACAGTGTCATTCGGTGTCGTTGCACCGCAAAAATTCGTAAAGACATATTGGAGGTAATCAATGAAAAGAGAAGAGTTAATTGCAATGGGTATCAGTGAGGAAAATGTTGGGAAAATCATTGCTGATTACGGCAGTGCCGTACAGAGAGAACAGGCAAAAGCAGCAGAGCTTAAGGCAAAGGCAGACAGTGCAGATGAGTTGCAGAAAAAGCTGGATGAAATGGAAGCAGGAAACCTCACGGAACTTGAAAAAGCAAACAAGGCGTTAGAGACAGCAAATCAGCAGATTGCAGATATGCAGAAGAAAAACGCCATCAGAGATCAGCGCGAAGCATTGATGGAAAAGTTAAAAATCAATGCAGAGCAGGCAAAATCTGTCGTCAAAGATGATGGAAGCCTTGATTATGACGCTCTTGGAAAGATTACATCCGAAAAGGAAACCGCGGCAGCGCAGGCAAAGGAACAGGAGATTGCAAATAATACTGAAAATCCGGGCGGCGGTACTGCAGGTGGAGAGAATAAAAAAACGGCAGATGTTGAAAATGCCGAAAGTATCAGCTTTGGCGAACCGGCAAAAAATGTAGAAGCCAAAGACCATTATGTTTTATAGGAGGTAAATTATGGGAAAACCGATTGAAAGAGACTTTACACAGAGTAAAGGAATTTTAAAATTCTTTCCTTATGAGGGTGCGGCGTGCATCGTTCCGCAGACAATGGTGTCAAGTGCCGATGCAAACGGAAAGAAGATTGCAAAGGCTGGGACACCTTTTCCAAGCAATGACGAATCTTGCAAAGGGTATCTTCTGGAAGATGTTGACGTAACAATGGGAGATGCGCCTGGAACTTATGTATATCAGGGTTCTATTGACAGCGCAAAGGTAACAGCGAACGGAGTGACCGTGGAAGCAACTGCAAAAGCAGCAACACCGCGTGTCACTTTTTTTGATTAAGAAATGGAGGTATTAGAGAATGGCATTACCATTAGCAGAAGCATTTACCGCAAGAAGCCTTGGGGTTATGTGGAATAATTATGAAAAAACGCTTGGTTCTGCGCCTTACTTAGGTAGACAGAAATTTGGAACCAGAAAACAGGACAGCCTTGAGCTTAGATTTATCAAAGGGAAAAACGGTCTTCCAGTATCCTTAAAGGCATCCAATTTTGATTCGCAGGCAGAGTTAAGAGACGTTGGTGGATTTTCGGACATTCAGAACGAGATGCCTTTCTACCGTGAATCTTACATGGTAACAGAGCGTGAAGAGCAGGAGTATGCAAATTACCAGTCGGCAGAAAATTCCAACATGGCAAACCAGGTGCTTAGAGAAATCAGCAAAAAACCGATGATGCTTATTGAAGGAGCAAGAGTAGTGCCGGAACGCCAGATTTGGCAGTTATTAGCACCATCTGATGGTATTCCAAGAGTACAGGTAACAATTGGCGGAAAAAGCTACTATGTGGATTATACTTCGGACAATGGAGTGGCGCACAAGAGAGACCATTACAAGGATATCTCCGGAAGCGATACCGATAAATGGTCTGCATCCGAAACAGCAACGCCACTTGACGACCTTATCGAGATTAAACGTGAGTTTGCAAAGAAAACAGGATATTCCCTTGCACGCTTTAGCATGAATACAGAAACATGGGAAATGGTCCTTAAGGCGGAGGACACAAAGAAACAGGTGCTTGGAATTACTGCTTACAATGGCGGTATTCGCTTACAGCAGGGGCAGGTTACAGAGTATCTTAGAGGATACGGCATCGAGATTGAAGTTTACGACAAACTTTACATCGACCCTGCAGACGGTGCTACCAAATATTTTATTCCTACAGGAGTTATTTCAGCGCAGGCATCCGGCGTGTACCTTGGAGATTATGTCTTTGGAAAGACACCGGAAGAGAGAAGCGGAAGTTTAACAGACGGAAACCTTTCTATTGTAGAAACCGGTATTTCGGTATATACATACGCAACAAATCATCCAATCAACACGCATTGCATTGTGTCAATGATCGGATTGCCTACTTTTGAGGGCATGGACAGCGTTGTTGTCATGAAAGTTGCGTAGGAGGTGCGGTATGATTGCTGAATATACAGTAAAGCGCAATGGAAGATGGTATAAAGCAGGAGATGAAATCCCGGACATTGTTCCGGGAGAGAAATCTTCCGGCGGGTACACCAAGACAGAGATTAACAGAATGAGCACTGCTGATTTACAGGCACTTGCCACAGAACAAGGTATAGACAACGCAGAAGAACTTACAGGAGCAGAATTAAAGAAGCTGTTAATTGAGAAATTAGGATTATAGGAGATAGTTATGGAATTAAAAGACACCGTGGAAATGATGAACAGCACGGACTACAAAGAAAGATTTAAAGCAGAGTATCAGCAAGTAGTTATTCGCTATAAGAAACTAAAAAATATGCTTGATAAGTGGGATAATGATAAACTTACCTTTACTCCAATTTGCCCTAGAAGTACATATAATATGCAGATTAAAGCAATGACAGATTATATTGCAGTTCTTGAAGCAAGAGCAGTAATGGAAAATGTAGAGCTTTAGAAAGGGTTTTAGCTATGGTAAAATACGCCACATTAGAACAAGTCAAAATCAGGCTGAAACAATTTCATATTGAAACCGTTACGGATGAAGATGGTGTTACTTCTGATGTTGTCGTGTTCGACCAGAAAGAAGATAATCCTTACATTGAACAGCTTATCAAGCAGGCAAAAAATGAAGTGGTAAGCAAGCGGAATTACCCGAAAAGCTACACGGATGAAAAAATATCCGAAGACTTGAAAAAGTTTGAGGATGTAATCGTCAATTTAGCCGTGTACGACCATTCACAGGCAGGAGAAGCCTATATGGCAAGCTATTCAGAAAACGGCGTAAGCCGTAGCTGGAAAGACAGGGAAAGCTTGTTTGTGGGAGTATTTCCGTTTGTAAAAGCATTATAACCCCTCGATTTCGAGGAGTTTAGAAGATTGAGCGTTATCGTGTTGCCGACATTGACAAAACGATAGCAGGCGGCACACATTGAGCGGTGGTGGGCGGTGTGCCAATTACAAAGAAAGGCGGTATATGATGTGACGATAGAATTATCTACAGCAATCATTATAAGCGTGTTATCACTCGGTTTTTCCGTCTATATGGGATTAAAGAATAACAAGCGAACAGACACAAAGGATGTTGAGGAACGCGTGAAAGAAAATACACGCATCAATATGAAACTGGATGCCATCTCAAACAACACGACGGATATTAAGAATGAAGTCTCGGAGATGAGAAAAGAAATCAACTCACATGACAACCGGATTATTAAAGTTGAGGAAAGTGTGAAATCAGCGCATCACAGAATTGACGGAATTGAAAACCGTCTTAATGATGATAAGGAGGTGTAATCATGGACATTTTACAGAGCGTTATTGCCAATATGACAATCATTTTGGCAATCATTGGGGCACTTGCTTTTGTTGTATCTGTAATAACACAGGTTATCAAGGGCGTAGGAGCGTTTTCTAAGGTGCCGACAGACATTCTTGTGTTTGTACTTTCCATTGGAATTACTGTAGCTGCATTTGTGGCATATATGCAGTATATTCAGATGACAATTTTATGGTACATGATTTTGGCGGCTATTATTGCAGGATTTATTGTTGCTTTTGTTGCAATGTATGGCTGGGAAAAATTGTCTGAACTGTGGAAACGGTTTGGCAAGGATGTGAAATAAAATGCTTGAATTGAATAAGCAAAAAATGTGTTATTCGTTACAAAGCGGGAAAGTTCCGGTATACGTTACGGATGAAGAGGGGAACATTGAGTATTCCTCATACACGGATTCTGATGGCAATGTAATTTATTACCTTGACGATGACGGAAACAAAATACCAAAAACGACAGGAGAATACACCACAGGTTATGAAAAGCCTGTGGTTTTTTATTCTTCAATCAGCAATAAGTTGAGTGAAGCACTTATAAAAGAGTTTGGCGTTGACAATTCCACAAACTTTGTTCAGATTGTCGAGGACAAAGGGAAACTTCCATTGAGCGTTGGCTCTTTGGTATGGAAACGGTCAGATGTAAGGTACAAAGATGAAGAGAATACAATCGTTGATGAAAATTCGGCTGATTACATCGTAAAAGGTGTCGCAGACGAAGGATTGACGGTTGATTTGTTCTTATTGCAAAAAAATGTGAAGTAGGTGCTGAATGGGAAAAAAAGTAATCACAATGAGCCTGTCTGAAAAGTCTGTTCAGAACGCCATACGAGAGCTTAGAGCCTATCAAAACAGCTTGATATATAAATGTCAGCTATTGGCAGAAAAACTCGCGGAAAAGGGCGTAGAGATTGCCAGAGTGCAAATTGCTGACCTTGACGCAATATTTACATCGGAACTGATTTCAAGTGTTCACGCGGAATATGAAGGAAGCACTAAGGGCGGCGGGATATGGGCGGTAATAGCCGGTACAGACCACGCCGCATTTGTTGAGTTTGGAACCGGAATTGTGGGACAGCAAAGTCCTTATCCTGGGAAACTGCCGGAAGGTGTTTCGTGGCAGTACGCAAGTGGAAAAACTATTCATCAGATTTCAGATGGAAGATATGGATGGTTTTATCAGGACGACAATGGCGATTGGTGGTTTACAGAGGGAATGCCAAGCCGGCCATTTATGTATCTGACCGCGAATGAGTTGCGGCAGATTGTTACACAGACAGCGAAGGAGGTGTTTGGATAATGGCAGGAAACCAGTGGGTATTTGACCTTGAAACAAACATTTTTTCCAATATTGTAACGATAGCCAAACCAAAACTCAAGAAGAAATACAAAAGCATGAATTTTGACACTGCATTTACAACGGTTGAAAAGAACCTTGATAAAGCACCTGTTTTCCCGACTATTTACATCCATGAGATGCCGGGGCTTGAACGTGGGGCAGATTTAGAGGGCACATCCGTAAATGCGGTGCAGGAAACAATACAGGTTGACGTCATTACAAACACAAAGCAAAGTGATGCAAAAGGGATTATGGCTATTTTAGCTGATGCCTTTAAACAGATGCGATTTCAAATCACAGCAATGCCGGAGTTTAAAAATGACAGTGAGAAAAAATTTAGAAGCGTTGCAAGGTTCCGGCGGATAATCGGAGCCAACGACAGATTGATGTAAAAGAGCCGAAAGGCTCTATTTTTTATGCACCGGGTGCAAAAAGATGCGCCCGATAACCGCATTATTTGGCGGTAGAAAGAGAGGTAAAAATGGCAGAAGCAGGATTGTCTACGTTAGGCATTACGTTTGGCTATGGAACAGAAACCACAGCCGGAACAAAGCCTACATCGTTTAAACAGCTTACAAGAATTAACGCAATCGGCGGTATCAACATTGAGCCGGAACAGATTGACGCATCTGCATTAGAAGATGCTATTACCAGATATGTAAAGGGTCGCGCAGATACCGGTGGCTCTTTCCCTATCACGGTAAACCTTACGGATGCCACAAAGGAAGAGTGGGAAACTCTTATCACGGCGTATAAGGCGCTTTCCGGCGGGAAAAGAATGTGGTTTGAAACGATTATCCCGGGATTTACCGACGCGTTTTTTGTTGTTGCGCAGCCACCGGAGCAGATACCGCAGCCGGAGATTGGTCAGAATGAGCTTTTGACGGTTGAAATGAACCTTACCATTGAAGAATACAAGGGCATGGACACCGCTGTAGCTTTTACACCGGGGGAATAACACGTCAGTCGAATAGTTCGGTTGGATCGGCTGACGATAACCAGACAACCGAGCCAGAGCTTGAAGAAACAATTTAAAAGAACAGGGCGGTCTTCGGACTGCCCTTTCCCTATATGAGAGGGAGAAAGGGAAAGAAAATGAAAAAATTAAAATTTGGCGAGAAAGAATTACAGATCAAGTTTGGATATGAAGCAACCGTGAAAAGCGGAATTATCAAGAAAGTAGCAAAATTAGACCAGATGGAAGATATTGAAGCGGTTGACGAAATCCTTTTATTTCTTCCAGAGTTAATCCTTGTAGGCGCGCAGAAGTTTCACAAAGAGGAACTTGGATACAATCCGGACAATGAGGGAGAAAAGGAACAGCAGCTTGGAAAAGTATATGCCATGCTGGATGATTACTTTGACGGAGAAGATGCAGATGTTCAGGTACTTTACAATGCACTTTTAGCGGAGCTGCTTGAAAACGGTTTTTTATCAAAACTGCTCAAAGCAGATCAGAAAGAAGCGGAGAAGAAAACTCCGAGGAAAAAGTAGAAGAACAGAGAGAACTTACATGGGGAACATATTGTGCGGAAATCCGCCCATTCTGGCTTTTAGTTACAAAAGGGTATGGATTTACCGTGCATGATATAGACGCGTCATGCCCGGCTGATTTACAGCCTTATGCGGATGCTTACAACTTAGATAAAAAGCAAAGAGACAATGAGATGTGGATGTGGTTTGGAACATATGGATTGTCTGCGGTATCGGTGGCAGTAGAACATTGCCTTGCCGGTCGGAAAGCAAAATCAAAGTATATTGAAAAACCAATCAATGAACAGCAAGGAAAATATGATTCGGAAATGACGGAAGAAGAAATTAAGAAACAGAGAGAGCTATTTGTGGCAAAGCTCAAAATTATGCAGTCAAACTATGAGTTGAGCCATCCAAAACCAGAAAAGAATTTGGAGGTATAAATATGTCAATTAGAATTGGATCTGCAAGACATGATGAAAATGGGAAATTGACCGGTGGGAGACCGGGAGATCAGACAGGAACAGAAGTAAGTATGCAAAACTTTTATGTTCATAAAAAAGGATGGTATGTGTTAAGACCAAAAACAAAAAATATGGCGGATAAACTGGCAGAATCAATGATTACAGCGTGCAATAATGATAATATTGGCTACTGTCAGGGACACCGGCTTGGAATTGTCAAATATGGTATTAATTCAAAAGTAAAAACAGAAGCAGATTGCGGCACAACGGTACGTGCATGCATTATTCATGCAACTGGAAAAGATGTTGGAAATTTCACCACAGCAAATGAAAAATCTGTACTTCTTTCTAGTGGCATGTTTGATGACATTGGAGGTTATGCGGCAGGAATGGTTCTTTACAATGGAGATGTTATTGTCACAAAAACAAAAGGTCATACAGCGATTGTGACAAGCGGAAGCCCTAGAAAAAATGTAAAAGATCATTTAAACCCATACCCGGAACCTGCAAGGATTTTAAAGAAAAAATTCCCTTGCATGAGAGGGGATGATGTGAGATGGCTTCAGACGGAGCTTATTTATCACGGATGCCTGGATGAAAAAGATAAAAAGGGAAACAGTAATGTGGACGGTATTCTTGGAAATGATACGGCGACCGGTATTGGAACATTCCAGAAAAAAGTCGGAATTACAGTAGATAAGAAATGCGGACCGGTTACAAGAGAAAAATTAAAAGAGTAGATCAAGGACGGTAAGGTGTCACAGCCTACCGCCTTTTTATTTTGCATAGAAAGTTGGTGCATATATGGCAGACATTGATGAATTACAAATAAAAATCAAAGCTGACTCTGCAAAAGCAAGTAATTCCATAGAAAGCCTTGTAAACAGCATGAATAGGCTCCGGGAAAGCATATCGTTTGACACTGCAAAACTTTCAAATATTGCAAGCGGAATCAGAAGCATTTCCGATGCGGCTACCGGATTCAAAGGTGGTAAATCTTCGGAAATCACATCAATGGTGCGGGCACTCAATAAATTTTCTGGTGTTGATGCAAATTCTATCCACGGAATATCTTCTGCTGTGAGAGATCTTGCATCTGGAATAGCAAGTGTTAAGGCTGTTGATACAAGCGGACTCATAAGCATGGTGTCTGCGTTGTCAAAAATCGGTGGCAAGGCATCTACACAGGCGACAAAGAATCTGCCGGCTTTATCTGCGCAGTTACAAAACTTTGTACGCCAGATGAACAAGATAGGTGCATTGAATTTTGATATGACCAACATGAGTAATCTTGTAACGTCCATATCAAGGCTTGGAAGCGTTGCAAGCGGTCGCGCGGTGACTAATATACCTTTGCTTGCTGACAACCTCAAATACCTGTTTGAGACGCTTTCAAAAGCGCCAAATGTATCTTCGAATATCATTCAGATGACGCAGGCACTCGGCAATCTTTCCAACAGGTCTGGTGGCGCAATTTCTGGGTTAAATACCAGCATCAGTAGTCTTTCCGGTTCTTTCCTTGGATTTAAGGCATCCACAGGGAAAGCATTGATCGGACTCAAGTCATTCACAAGACAGATTTTGTCCTCTATGGGGATTTATCTTGGTCTGTACGGAGCGATCAGGGGAATAAAAAATGCAATCGACATATCATCGGCATTAACAGAGGTTCAGAACGTTGTTGATGTTACTTTTGGGGACATGTCAAAGAAAGTCAATGACTTTGCACAGGACTCTATACGTCAGTTCGGTATGTCAGAACTGACATTGAAACAGACGGCAAGCCGATTCCAGGCAATGGGAACAGCCATGGGAATTGACAGCAGTTTGATAAAGAAAGCTAATGAGTTTTTGAATAAGCAGACAGATGGCTATATTGGTTTGTCTGATTCCATGGCTGATGTGTCTTTGAATTTAACAAAATTAACTGCTGATATGGCATCTCTGTATAACATAGATCAGGATGTTGTGTCGCAGGATTTAGCTGCAATATTTACCGGACAGACACGTCCATTAAGAGATTACGGTCTTGATCTTACACAGGCAACCCTTAAAGAGTGGGCGATGAAACAGGGATTAGATTCTGATATCGAGTCTATGTCACAGGCTGAAAAGACAATGCTCCGGTATCAGTACGTCCTTGCCAATACGCAGACAGCACAGGGAGACTTTGCGCGTACTGCTGATTCGTGGGCGAACCAGATCAGAATTTTAAAACAGTCGTTCGAACAGCTTGGCAGTGTTATTGGTGGGGCATTAATCAATGCTTTCAAACCATTCGTAAAAGCACTCAATTCCGTTTTACTGGTTGTTATCAGCTTTGTTACAAAGGTTACAAACGCTTTAGGCGCAATCTTCGGATGGAAATATGAGGATTCCGGTGCAGGTCTTGCGGATAGTTTTTCAGATGCGGCAGAAAGCGCAGATGATGTTGCGGACAGTACCGGACAGGCGGCAAAGAACATTGACAAGATGAATAAGGGTGTCCGTCAGTTTGATGAATTGAAACTGATTACCACAAATGATGGTTCTGGCAAAAAAGGTTCGGGCGGTTCCGGCGGCGGTGGCGCATCAGGCGGTGCCAGTGGCGGTAAACTCGTCAAGACTGATACCATTTTCAAAAATTACGAAAGTGATATTAAAAATCTGAAACAACTTGGAAAATACATCAGTGATGCCTTATCAAAAGCTATGGAGTCTATCAACTGGGATAAGATTTATTCCAAGGCAAGAAACTTCGGCAAAGGCTTGGCAGATTTCCTCAATGGTCTTATCAATCCGAGACTGTTTGGAAATGTAGGAAAAACGATTGCCGGGGCACTGAATACTGCATTGGAGTTTTTAAATTCTTTTGGAACGAGATTTAACTGGAAGAATTTTGGAAATTCTATTGCAGCAGGGATTAATAAATTTTTCAAAACTTTCAAGTTTACTCTTTTGGCAAGAACATTGAATACATGGGCGAAAGGTTTGCTTGATGCAATGATTTCTGCTATTGATGGAGTGAATTGGTATAGGATTGGAAAGAAAATCGGAGAGTTCCTGTCTGATATAGATTGGCTTGGCATATGTGGAAAAATTGCGCAGGTAATTTGGAAAGCTATAAATGCTGGGCTAAGCACATGGTCTGGTATATTTTCTGCTGCACCAATAGAAGCAACCATTCTTGGAGTAATTGCAGCAATAAAAATATCAACCATTACGTTATCAGCATTAGACAATATTAAGACAAAGATTTTGGCAATAAAAGATACTCTTTTGAATTTTGCAGCTACTGTCGTTGCGCATCCTTATTTAGCAATAGCAGCGGCGATCGCAGCAATAGGGTTAGCTGTATATAATTTCCATAAAAGTTGGCAAAAAGAGATTGCAGATCAGTTTTTGGAGTTTGAGGAAGAAATAGGATCAAATAACCAGAAAATGGAAGATGCTGCACAAAATCTAAGAGATTTAGCTGACACTACAAAGGATTTAACATCTAAATCCGAAGCAAGTGCAGATCAGCTTCAACAGCTTGCAGATTCATATTTCGAACTTGCAGACAAGACGAGCTTAACAGCAGCAGATCAAGAAACATTAAAAACGAGAGCACAACAGCTTATTGATATTTGTCCAGAATTAGCAAATCAGATTGATATGACTACTGGAAAATATATAGCACAAAAGGAAGAACTATTAAAGACTATAGAAGCACAGAAAGAATATTATAGAGTTGCAGGATATAAAGATGTTGTAGAGCAGTACAGTAAGGCACTTGCGGAAGCTAATGTCGAGTTGGAAGTATCAGAGCAGAACTACAAAGATAACGCAGAAGCGTTGGATAAACTAAACGAAATCTTATCCGATATAGGTGCAACCGAGGACTTAAATGACTGGTGGAAACGAAATACAGATGCATTAAAAGCAAATGGCATAGAAGCTAAAAATGCAGGTGATGCACATGATGAACTCGTAAAGCAAATGGTTTTTCTGGAAGATGAACAGACAAAAATAACAGAAACACAAAAGACACTTAGAGATGAGGTTGCAAAAGCAACGTCACAATATAATTCGGCAAATGAGTTATTGGAACAGCATACTAATGAATACAATTTATTACAACAAGCGATAAAAAAGATTAATTTTGGCGTCATTGCTAAGAATGCTGTAGAAGCAATAGATGATCTTGGCGGAGTGTTCGTTAATGGCAAGCAGGTAGTTGGAGAAGAAGCAGTAGAACTTTATCAAACAATTATTGACGCTTATGGAACGACCGATCAGGATATGTATAATCTTGGAGAAAAAGGTGTTGTTCAGTTTGGAATTGGCGGAGTAGCCGGTACAGCAGAAGCCATACCGACAATGACTAGTGCATTAGAAGAAGCAATAACAACATGGTATAACGGAAGAGGATATGATGTAGCAGTAGCGGGTGGAAAAGTTGTCGTAAATGGACTTGCAGATGGCGGTGTTGCTCAATCTCAAAGTGCTGTAGACACAGTAACAGGAGCAATTACACAAAAAGGAAGTTTAAAAGATGCCATGCTTTCTGGTATGGGAAGAGGATGGGCGAAAAATACGATAGATGGATATAATAATGGTATTTCAGAAAATTCGAACACAACAAATGATGCCATGCTCACATATCTTGAGAACAACATTAAACAGCCATTTACAACCAATATGGGAATACATTCACCATCCACAGTATTTTCTGACTATGGTAAATATACTGTAGAGGGATTCAATGGCGGAGTTTCCGGAAACCAGAACACCACGTACGGAGTTATTTCCAGTTGGGTATCCAATATCAGTTCTTGGTTTACAAATTTGATGGGCATACATTCGCCATCAAGAGTGTTTAAAGAATTTGCAGGATTTACGGTAGAAGGATTTAATAATGGTATTTCTGATGGATCTAAAAGTACATTTAAGGAGATAAAAAACTGGTCCGAGGGAATTAAGGACAGTTTTGGATTGGCAGGGTTAAAAGCAGCGCCGGAAGTTGTATATAAGTACAATAGAAGCATAACTGACAACGTAAACGCATCTATAAAATACAATTCCGGTAGCATTGAAAGTACTATTGGAAAAGAAATGCAGATAGCAATGTCAAGCGCTATTGATTACGATAAACTGGGAGACGTCATTGTATCAAAACTTGAAAAAGCAGATATTACGGCGGTTCTTGATTCAGATAAAGCGTATCAAGGGACAGTAAAAAAATGGAGACAGGAAGCAAATAGAACGCAGAGAAATCCAGTTCCTATATTTTAATTGCAACTCTCTTTCGTTTGTGGTATGGTTTGTATAACATATTACAAATGGGAGGGAGTTCATGAAAAAGTGGGGGATAGTATTTTTGGCAATGGCTACCGTGGTGCTTATAGGGTGTAGCGGAAATCTTGATAACGAATATTCAACCGTTGAAAGCGAAAAAACGGAAGAATATTATAGCGAGCATCAAAGCAAAGAAGAAAATAATGATAGAGATCAGAATTTAACAAAAGAAACAGAACAAAACGAAGTAAAAGCCGGGGTTGAGGGGGCTAACTTTGAATATGACGATAAAAACAATAATTTTGTTGGAATATTTGAAGACGGGAATAAATACTGCGTAGGTGCATATGGTCATTATGATAATATTTATGTTATGTATTTTGACTGCTATTGCATATGCAAGCGTCCACAAGAACTTGGATTATCAGTTTCTTATGTAGGGTACATAGGAGACGAAGAGTATTCTTATATTGTAGAAAATGGGAAAATTGTAAAAGATACAATAAACGAAAAAATTGACCATTTTAAGATTCCAGATGAATTTAGCGGTAAAGCATCGGAAATGATTGTACAAACAGAAAATCTATATTCGAAATATGGAATTGGTGAAACAACTGATACATCGGAAGAGATACAAGAAAGTGAACAAATAACGCTTGGGCAGCAAAATGCCTTGAAACAAGCAAAGAGATATCTTGATTTAGCAGGTTTTTCATATCAAGGGATGATTGAACAGTTAGAATACGAACAGTATACACATGAAGAAGCAGTGTACGCGGCAGATAATTGCGGTGCTGACTGGAAAAAAGAAGCTGTGAAAAAAGCAAAGAGTTATTTAGATTTGACATCATTTTCAAAGCAGGGACTTATAGACCAATTAAAATATGTAAAATTTACCGATGAAGAAGCACAATATGCGGCTGAACAAGTGGGATATTAAGCGATAATGATTATTCAATGCCGCCAGAACAGTTTACAAGGGCGAGGCAAAACGAAGATACGGAGACAGTTCAGCATTTGATCCTGTTTGGGGATAAAGTTCTAATGCACAGTAGTGACAAAAACCGCCACTTGTGGTAGAATCATTTTATTACAAGTGGCGGGAGGGTAACACATGGCGTTGATTAAATGTCCTGAATGTGGAAAAGAAATTTCAGACAAAGCAGAAATGTGTATCAATTGCGGATTTCCGTTGAAACAACACGAAAACAATGAAATGTCTGCGGGGAAAAGTGAATTTTATAAATCATACGAACAAGAAAACGAAAATGATAGAGGGTGGGAACGCCCAAAAGAGCCAGAGATTACAGGTGTTGGAAAATTATTCTTAAGAAATTCTGTTGAAAGATCTCAAAACACGGGATTTAATGGTATATATAAATATACTTTATTCGGAGAAAAAAAAGAGGTTTACTGTCCAAGATGTGGGAGCGAAAATTGTTCTCATTATACGGAGCAGAAATTTGTACCAGGCAAAACAAAGACAAGATACACTGCAAATCTAAATCCATTTAAACCGTTTACTTTAGTAAATAAAAAGGAAAAGATTTTGAGAAAAGATCAAACATATGAAATAAATAAAATTATATGTAATGATTGTGGCTACACTTTCATATAAATTTGGATTTAATATGTGGAGAATTACGATGGAGAATAGGGAGTCTGAATCAGAACTAAATGAGTGCAAAAAGAAGTTGAATAAAGCACATCAAACGATAGAAGAATTGAAAATTAAGATGACGCAAGATAAAAAGAATTACAAATGGGAAATAAGAGAGTTAAATAAAGAAAAAGATGCATTAAAGGCGCACAATACTGATCTTTTTAATAGGGAGTAAAACGCGCTTATTCGTGCGGACGATTTGGAAAAAGAGAATATTGCATTGAAAAAAGAGAAAAAGAAATTGGAAATAAAAATAGAAAAACTGGAAAAAGAGAACGAAAACTTATTGAAGAAAAAGGATGAATGTACTAGGGATGCAGATTGGGAAAGGCTGGGGAAAGCGGGTATATAAGAGGGAGCGCAGAGATGCGCTTCTTTTTTTGAAAAATATTTCAAAAGGGTATTGACTTTTGTGTACTCATATATTAACATTTATGTGTACACAAAAGAAAGGAGATGAAACAGTGTCACCAAGAACAGGAAGACCGACAGATAATCCCAAAAATAACATTATAAAAGTAAGAGCAACAGAAAAAGATAGAGAAAAACTTCTATATTGCTGTGAAAAGACCGGAATGACGCAATATGATGTAGTAATGAAGGGGATTGATAAGGTCTATAACGAAATAAGAGCAACCGAAGCCCTAGACAAGTAACGGTTACTCTTACACTTACAGCCACCAAAAGCGGTTGATACATGGATTATACCGCTTTTTGGAATGGTTGTCAAACAGCAAACGAAAGGAAGGTAAAATCTATGAGAAGCATTGAAGAAATTGTAAGAACGATACTTAATAGTGACGCGCTGATGGAGAAAGTGAATCATGTTGTGGAAATCGAGAGGATGAAGTATAACCGTGGTTGGAGTACCGAAACGGACATTGATAATTTTTCTCCGCTTGGTTTTCGCAAAGTGGTAACATCAGCCATGAATTTGCTCGGACTGCCGAACGAATCCGATGAGGTTGATATTGCCAGCGAAATTCTTAAGGACATTTTCAGAAATGAAATCATAAAAAAGGATGGAACTTATTTACCGAGCCAAATTGAGCAGTACAGATCGTTGCTTTCTCGGCTTGCAATCCGATGTGATAACGAAAAATTGTTGCGCGGCGTTGTAATATTTATGGCAGATTTGAATGATGAGGACGTAATAGATCACGACGGTATTTACCGCCTTGTAAAGAAAGGCGGTGCAAGATAATGAAAGAATTTTATATTGAAGCAATTACCAAAAATCTGAATTTACTTAGCGAACACTTTTTAAGATGTGTCTGGATTTTTACAAGTAACCTTGCATCCGACAAGAAAGGCGGTGCGAGATGAAAGAACAGCTGATAACGGAAATCCAGAGCATACAGGACGAAAAATTTTTGCAGTTTATTTTGAACACAATTATTTCATTTAAGCAGAAATGGGGGATTTGCTGATGAAAAATATTCAGATTTTTAACAATCCTATTTTAGGGGATTTGAGAACGGTTATAGTAAACGGAAAAGAATACTTTTTTGGAGTAGATATAGCTTCGATGCTTATGTATAAAAGACCAAGAAAGGCGGTTTCGGATAATTGCAAGGGTGTCCTGGTCGAGGATAGCTTTAAAAATAATGGTGGATATGCAGAACCTCTTATTCCGGAAGGAGATATTTACCGATTGATTATTAAAGCTGGTCAACAGGGTAACAGTAAAGAAATAAAAGATAAAGCTGACAAATTGGAAAAATGGATATTTGATGAAGTTTTACCGAGCATCAGAAAGACTGGTACATACATGATGCCGCAGACCACGGACGGGAAGATTGCATTGCTTGCACAGGGGCACACGGAGCTTAAAGCAGAGGTCGACGAAATCAAGGCGGATTTGGAAAGCCTTAAGATGGACTTGCCGATACTTCCGGTGGAAGCCGACCGCATTACGGAAGCTGTCAGAAAGAAAGGCGTTTCAATCATGGGCGGCAAACAGTCAAGCGCATACAGCAACCGTGGATTGCGCCAAAAGGTTTACAACAATCTGTATGCCAATCTGAAATACAACTTTGGTGTTCGGTCTTACAAGAGCATCAAGCGTAACCAGTGCGACAAGGCAGTGGAAGTGATAAATGCCTATCAGACGCCGTATTTTTTGCAGGAACAGATTGACGATGCCAATATGCAGCAGAGGTTGGAATTTGATTGACAGATTTTGGCATATGGTATAGAATACAAAATAATTAAAAATCACGCAGGTAAGACCTAAAGAAATTTAGGACGTCCTGCAAGCCTATGAGGAATAGGTGCGGATTCGTGACCGCCAGAGATTGAAGAGATTCAGTCTTTGGCGGTCTTTTTATTTATTTCAAACTGCATAAGAAAAATAAAAAAATGAAATTTAAACCTGCCTGTCAAATGACAGTAGCGAAAGAAAGGTGGAAAAGAGTATGTATGAATTGGTGGAACTCAAAGGAAACGATGTTTTTACAAACAGCAAAGTGATTGCAGATGGAACAAATAACCAACATGAATCTGTTGTTGCTATTATCAGAAAATATGAGAAAGATATTTTAGACTTTGGCAATATTGATTTCTCCGATTTAAAATCGGGGAAAAGGGGACAGCCGGAAAGAGTTTATTATTTGAATGAGGAACAAGCAACATTTGTTATAACTCTTTTGAGAAATTCAAAAATAGTTGTGAAGTTTAAGAAAGAGTTGGTTCGACAGTTTTATGCAATGCGCAGATTTATTCTTGAAAAGCAATCGAAACTATGGGGCGAAACAAGAATCGCTAATAAAGAAAATCGGCTGAAAGAAACTGATGTGATTAAACTCCTTGTAGACTATGCCAAAGAACAAGGAAGTACGCATTCAGATAAACTGTATGTGACATATACCAAGTTTGCAAAATCAGTAATTGGTGGAAATCGCGACAATATCACAGTTTCAGATCTCAATAATTTAACCCTTGTAGAAAGCATTATTTTGCAGACTATTAGAATTGATATGTCAATGGGTATGCACTACAAGGATATTTATAGGGATTGTAAAAATAGAATAGAACAATTTGCAGATATAACTTACCTGTCCGCTTAGCCCCGAAAATTTTGAGATATTCCAGTATTTCGTCACGGGAAATTGCAATCTTACTAAATATATAGCGTGTAACTCCTGTTAGGGTATGTTCCTAACGCACGTGAATTTAAAGATTGAGCCTTGCGAAATGTAAGGCTCGGAAATTTAGGAGATAGAAAATATGGCATATACAGCTCTTGCAACTAAAGTTAAGGAAAATAACATTGAAGTTTTTAATAATCCAGAACTTGGATTTTCAGCACGAACAATGTTAAATGAGGACGGAAGTATTTCTATCAATGCAGAGGATACAGCTAGAGGATTTGGCTGGACACAGGAAAAGAACGGAAAAACATATGTAAGATGGGAGACGATGAATGGATATTGTATAGAGTTTGGATTTTCCCAACTTGTTGGGAAAGACGATTATATCCCAGAACCGCTTTTTTATCGCCTTGGTATGAAAGCAAGCAACAAAACGGCGGACAAGTTCCAGAACTGGCTCGCAATGGAAGTCATTCCAAGCATCCGGAAACATGGTATGTATGCTACGGATAAGGTAATTGATAATATTTTAAGCAATCCAGACTTTGGTATTAAGATATTGACGGAGCTGAAAGAAGAAAGAATTGCTAGAATAGCAGCGGAAGAAGAAAAGGAAAAGTTACAACAGGAACTTGATTATAGCAAAGACTGGTATTCTATTAAGCGTGTTGCAGCAATGAACGGTGTGGACTGGAAAACATTTAACTGGCGGAAACTTAAGGAAAAGAGCATCGAACTTGGATATGGAGTAAAAAAGATTTTTGATGCAAATTATGGAGAGGTAAATACCTATCATAGGGATGTTTGGGAAGCAGCATACCCGGAGTATGAAATTTAGGAGAAATTTTATGAACAAATTAGAAATCAGGATTATATATAGGAACACGGAAGTAATTCACACACCGGAGAAAATTGTGATTAAATCGCCCAATATCGAAGTAATTACAAAATAGATCAAGAAAAAGAAGTGGCATCTATCAAATTGGTGGTAGGTGCTATTTTTATACCTATTTTCAGGAGAATAGCCATGAAAAAATATAAACCAATAGACTGGGGTAAGTGCTCGGAAAACCGGACACCAATAGGAAATCCGAATAATTGCCTTGTGGCGGATATTCTGCCGGACGGAAAAACGGAAATCTTATTTTTAAGTGATGATAACGGTGTTCATATTTGTAAATCTGAAAAGACAACTTGATTGGAGGTGGTCGCATGGCATACAGCGGATGGCTGTTAAAGATTGGAAATTACATAGTGCCAATGTCTTTTATGAAAGCAGAATCATATAGTCCATATGTTAACATGCAGGATTTAGACGATTATACGGATGCCAACGGTTATCTGCATAGAAATGCCGTGGAATTAAAGGCTTTAAAAGTGGAGTTTGAGACACCGACAATGCTGACAAATAAGACTTTTAATGAGGTGTTAAATAATATCAGAAGCCAGTTCACAAATGCAACAGGGAGAGCATGTTATATTACGGCATACATACCGGAATATGACGATTATGTAACACAATATGGCTATATGGCTGATATTCAACCAACAATATATGGAACATATGGTGGGGTAATTCGTTACAATTCAGTTCGGCTTGCTTTCATAGGGGGTGTGTACGGTGGTTAATTATAAATATGGCGACTTGTTCAAAAAAGATACGGTCGATAAGCAGTTATCCATCGTATCTGATGACGGAAAAATCAATATCACAAATACAGAGCTACACCAAGAAAAATTCGAATTGACCGAAAGTTTGTGTTCGGAACAGGAATTGACGTTTGGTTCGTGTGAAGCTGCCATGATTAAATTTACCGTCTCAAACACATTTCTACCAATGAAAGGCAAATGGCTGACAGTAAGAATGTCACTTGATGGTCACACGGATGCGGCGTTTCAGTTCGGGAGATACAAGGTTGATTCTGACACACCTACGGCAGATAGAACATGCCGTGAAGTTATCGCCTATGACGCGTTGTACGATGTTTTAACATCCGATGTGGCAGCATGGTACAACACTGTATTTCCGTCGCACGAGGAACAGAAAACAGATGAAGATGGCACAATCACGACCGTTACAGTTTATGATCCGGTCACTATGAAGCAGTTCCGCAATAGTTTTTTCAAGCATTTCGGAATCGAACAGGCGGACATCACACTCATTAATGACAATATGTCAATCGAGAAAACCGTGGCGGTCACGGCATCCAGTGAGACAAGTTCTGATACAGAGGAATCGAGCACCATAGGCGAATCTATGAGCGGCAAGGAAGTGTTGTCCTGCATCTGTGAGATTAACGGCTGTGTGGGGCACATGGGGCGTGATGGAACGTTCCATTATATTTATCTGGAACAGGAAATACAGGGATTATATCCGAGAAATGATCTTTATCCGGCAGATGATCTGTTTCCGCGCAATCCAAAGAGTACGCAGATAGGAAAAGGATTCTATGTTACCGCCACCTATGAAGATTATCTTGTCAAAACCATTAATAAACTTCAGATCAGAGAACAGAAGAATGATATTGGCGTGATCGTAGGCACCGGAGACAATGCCTATGTGATCGAGGATAATTTTCTTGTCTATGGTAAAGGTTCAAAAGAGCTGAAAGGAATTGCAAAAAATATTCTCTCTAAGATCAGAGGGATTATTTACCGCCCGTTTACGGCGGACTGCAAAGGAAATCCGTGTCTGGAAGTTGGGGATGCAGTGCGGCTGCCGACCAGATATGAACTGATCGAGTCCTATATTCTGAAAAGAACTCTGAAAGGCATACAGGCTTTGCGTGATGATTTGGAAGCGGATGGGGAAGAGTACCGAACGAGTAAAGCGAATGGAATACAGAGAAGTATTTTGCAGCTTAAGGGAAAAAGCAATGTATTAGAGCGGACGATTGAAAAGACACAGAGCACGATCGAGGTTAAAGAGCGGAAATTAATATCGCAGATAACGCAGACTGCGACTGAAATCCGGACGGAAGTGAAAAACACAGCCGATGGTCTATCATCACGGATTACTCAAAACGCAAATAATATTACAGCAGAAGTAAAAAGAGCACAGGGGCAGGAAGTTGAACTTGCAGCAGCTATTAAAATTAATGAGGACAAGATTACAGCGGAAGTTACGAGAGCAAGCAAAGCAGAGGGCGATTTGTCCGGAAAGATAGAGGTGACCGCAACTAAGATACGGTCAGAAGTCAGTGCTTCTTTAACAGTATGGGATACCGAAGATTATGACGTTACACATTGTGGTTTCGGGAATCCACAAGATACATACCCTGCATCTTCGTATTATTCTGGACACAGTTTTTTGGATCAGAATACTGGAAAGTTTTATGGTTGTGAACCAGATGGTGGAATAAGCAGTGGAAAATACAAATGGACTCTGATAAAGAAATTTAAGCAGCTTTCATCGAGTGCGTCCAGTACGATTACGCAGTCATCAAAGCAGATCAGCTTGAAAGTATCAAAAGACAGCGTCATTTCAGAAATCAACCAGTCAGCCGAGGGTATCAAAATTAAATCAAAACTGCTTGAATTAAAAGGTTCTATGGAAATGACCGGGGGATATATGCATATTCAAACGGAAGAGTCTGTAGAAAACCTTATTGAATTTAAACGCAGTGGAACACTTGTACAGATGGGAACGGATGGATTTCGAACAGTGGAAGGGACGCTTGAAAGTCCTGTTCATAAATGTACGGTTCAATATAATCAGGTTTCATTGCATAAAGGCGCAAACGATAATGACCACATGATGATCCATTTAGACGGAGATACCGGAGTAGGTGGATTCAGAGGTGGAGTAATTAATGGATCTGACAAAAGAATAAAAAACACAATTTTAGATTTAAGCAAAAAGCAATCATCTGAGTTTATTTATTCTTTAAGAGCAAAATCGTATCGTTATAATTTCGAAAAGGATGGATTTCATCATGGCTTTATAGCACAGGATGTTTTGGAAAGTGTGGAAGAAGGATGGAATATTTGCCCTCAAATTTTCTCAAACGGTAACGGAGAAAAGTATTACGGACTGAATTATACAGAGCTGATCGCTGATCTGGTTGCCACAGTGCAGTTGCAGCATGAAGAGATAGAACAGTTAAAGGAAAAGGTGGAAAATCTATGATAAATGCAAAAATCCGGGAATTTGAAAACGACATTATCAATTATGTAAATTTGTGCGAGGATGTTCCAATCGAAGCTAAGTACCTGGTGTTTAAGGATATTCTGCAGCAGATCAAGGAAGAGGCAAACAGGCAGGTTACAGTAGAGCGGGAACAAATGAAGCTTGCAAAGGAAAGGGAGAGTGAGGACCATGAATAAAGCGCATATTGATATTAATTGGGAGAATTACCCGAGTGATGAAACACCGCTTAATGAAAGAAACCTCAATAAAATGGACGCAGCTATTGGCGTTATTGATGATCGTGTAATTACTCTCGATACCACAAAAGCCACGAAAACAGAAGTGGCTACCCTTGTTGCAGACGTGACCTTTGAGGAATCGACCGGAATCATTACGATCACAAAAAAGAACGGTTCTAAGATTACGATTGATACACAGATGGAGAAAATCGCAATCAACTTCGTTTATAACACGACCACACAGCAGATTATCCTGACTCTGATTGATGGCACGAAACAGTACATAGACCTGTCGGCACTGATTACACAGTATGAGTTCCTTGATTCTGATACGGTAGCTTTTTATATTGATAAGGATGGAAAAGTGTCTGCCATCGTCAAAGAGGGAAGCATTGAGGAAAAGCATTTAGAGCCTAACTATCTTGCGAAAATCAAAGTGGAAGTGGCAAAAGCGGAGTCCAGTATGAAAAATGCTGCAATGTCTGAAATAAATGCCAAAGCAAGTGAGGATGCCGCAAAAGCCAGTGAAACAGCGGCAAAAACATCCGAAACCAATGCCAAAGCGTCAGAGACAGCAGCGGCGAAGTCAGCCACGGCGGCAGCAATATCCGAGACTAACGCAAAAGCCAGTGAGACATCCGCCAGTCAGTCTGCAGCCACAGCCACAAGTGAAGCGGCATCTGCCAGCCAGTCCGCCAGTACCGCCATAGATAAAGCCACAATCGCAACGCAGAAAGCAACAGAGATCATCGGTAAAGCCGAATCTGCAGCAGATAGTGCAACCAAAGCACAGAGTTATGCTGTTGGTGGTACAGGAAGCAGAGAGGGCGAGGATTCTGACAATGCCAAGTATTACTATCAGCAGGCAAAAGACATATCAGAAGGACTTAAAGGTGGATTGCAGCCACACGGAACAGTTGCATTTGCAGATCTTCCGGCACTTGCGGATGTTAGCACAGGGTGGATGTTCAATATTTCAGACGAATTTACAACCACGGATGATTTTAAAGAGGGAGCCGGGAATGTAATTCCTGCTGGTGCGAATATTTACAAGACATCAGATGGTAAATGGGACGTGCTTGCCGGTACACCGGTAACCGGAATCAAAGGAGCAAAGGAAAAATCCTACCGACGTGGAAATGTTGATCTGACTGCAGCTAATATTGGAGCAGTTGCCATTGATGGGGATACGGCTGAGAATACCACAGCTTTTTCCGCAGCATCAGCAAGAGAAAATCTTAAAAGCGGTGAAAAGCATAATATTTTATTCGGAAAGATCGTAAAGTGGTTTGCGGATCTGAAAACAGTAGCCTTTAGCGGTAATTATAATGATTTGATTAATAAGCCGACCATACCAACCGTCGTAAATAATAACACTACCACGGAAGCAGGCTACGCACTTGATGCAAGACAGGCAAATCCGAATGTGGATGGCAGTTTGGCGAAGCAGATAAGTACGTTAAACAGCGGTTTAATGCTTCGACCGATTTATCCCCTTTATACTGGTAGAATAGCTGTTTCTGGTACGCGCGACGTTCCATATGAAGTAACAAAGGATGGGTATATTCAGTTTTGGTATCAGGTTGATGATGATAAAAATAATAGTAACTGTGGAATAATCTGCTATATTGATGGAACCATCGTGCATGAATACTTTGAATATCACCAAGCAGGAGCGGCGAATGAAAATTACAGTGCACTTTTCCCTGTGTTAAAAGGTCAAACTGCTCAATTTCATATTATTACAGACAGTGTGGCACAATCGGCTATGATATATCATTACCCAGCCCGTGTTTGATATAAGGTTAAATAATATATCATTGCTATTTCCACCTTCCAATCGCAATGTAATGAAATACAGTGGTAGCAAAATCTATAAGATTCATTAAACCGCTGTTTTATGAACAAAGCGGATAACTTGGCACAAAAGAAAACCTATGTAGAAATATAATAAAATCAAGAGCCTAAGAGCCGATTACATGACAATGCGTTGTGTAGCCGGCTCTTTTGCATAAAGCCTTCGGGCAGAAAGGGAAATTATGCACTTAAAATTCATCACAGATAACTGGCAGATGCATAATTTTCAACCAGTAATTAATTTTTTAACAAAATTTAAACTAATCAATCGACATTCTGTGACAATAAAAAATTTACCTGTCGAAACTTGCGACCGAAAGAAATTGAATGTTTGCGGGAAAATTTGTAAAATAAAATTGTCCGATAAGGGCACTTCAAGTTCTGGCTGAGGGGCGGGATAAGGCGTTTTCTTGTCCCTCAACTACAAACGAGTTTGTAATTTGTAGCAATTTGTCAAATGGGGTTGACGATATCGAACATAAGTTCTATAATTTGTGTATCGCTATCGGAAGTGCGGAATGATTGGAGGAGAATAAGATGGGGGAAAAAGATTGCAATGAGGAAACAGCGTTTTACAAGGAAAAAATAACTGAAATGGTCGTTAAGTGCGACAACGAGCGATTTTTGAAATTTTTATATAACACAATACTTTCATTCAAAAAAAAGTGGGGCATTTAGTGCCCCTCTTTTTCATGCCAATAGGTTATATTGTCAAATATAGTCTGTCGATGTTCTTTGCTAAGTTCCATTAGCATTTTCAAATTATCTAGCAATTCATTATCCGACATAAGGTCTGGAAGAATATCTGGTGCGTTTTCTAAATTATCTTCCCAACCCATTAAATAAGATGGAGAAACTTCAAGAACTTTCCCAATAATTTCTATTTTGTCACTTGGAATATTAGTAATAATGTTGTTTTCATATTTATATAGTGTTTGCTTTGAAACTTTCATTTTCTCTGCAAGCTCTACTTGTGAAATACCTAAAAGCTCTCTCTGCTTTTTTATCCTATCTCCGATTGTCATTTGAGTTTTCCTCCTTTCCTATTGGTAACTTTATTATAGCACAAAAAAGTTACTCGTCAAGAAAAAAATAACTTGACAAGTTACCAAAATGGAATATAATAAAAGTAACTTCAAAAGTTACTAAGTTAGAAAGGAGTAGTAAGATGGTTGATACAAACAAACTTCGCGGCGTTATTGCTGAAAATGGCAAAACACAGGCTGATGTTGCGGAAATGATTGGAGTTACGCCAAAAACATTTTATATGAGAATGAGTAAGGGCGTTTTCGGAAGTGACGAAATTCAGGTTATGATTGATAACCTTCACATCCAAAATCCAATGGATATTTTTTTTGCAAAGAAAGTAACTTAAAGAGTTACCGGAAAGGAGAAGAGATGATGAAAAAAATCAAGGATTGTGCTGTTGCATTTTTTAATAAGCATTTTGTGAAGTGGAAGTTTTTGCAGAGCATACTTATTATTCCATTTATTAAAGATGGGAAAATGTATTTGCATGTTTCACAAGTATGTGGAGGCGGACTGAGAGTGGTAAAAAGAACTTTCCTCATTGAGCATTTGGTTGATGATAACTTGGCGGTTACAAACCAAACGCTCGAAGAAGAAAAAAGAGTGTTTAAAAATCCTACATTACTTTAATCCATGTAGTATATCCACATTCTTTGCATTCTGGTAGCATTTCGCTTGAATGTTTTATGGTGATAATTCCGCGTTTGTTTTTACCGCCACATTGCATACATACATATGTACCTTTATCAACAGTTTCATATGTAGCGAATGTTTCAGAATAACCACTATCCATATTTACACCACCTTTCCTATTAAATAAGGAAAGTATATCACAGAAAGGAAGTGTAATAAATGAGCGAACAGGAAAAGAAAGTTGTTGAAAAACTCAAAGAAGCCATTCCGAAAATGAACGACTTTCAGAAAGGCTACGTTCTTGGCATGGTTGAGGGTTCAGCAAGTGTTTCAAAAAATCATCCAGTAGAAGAGACTGGGAACTCAAAAACAGAAGAATAGAAAACAAGATATTGATAGTTGAGAAATTTGTCGGAATTTGCAGATTAAATGTGTTTGTAACACAGGAAATCAGTTGATACAATTAATATGCGACGGCGGCAGGAAATGAGTTACATTATTGCTTTATTTTCCGCATCATCTTTAGTATTTTATTTAATCTCTTTTGTACTTTTTTAATTCCTTTGTATAGGTCGATTGTCATGGATGTTACGGTTAGAATTATGAAGAAGTCGTAACCGGTAACACGCCATACCAATAATGAGATAAGTATACTAACGATTTTCATGATAACAGTTCCTTTCATGATGGCCGCCGCCGTACATTAATTGTATCAACAAAGCAAAATAGAGACAACCAGTATTTTCCAACTATCAAGCGGTAGTTGGTTTTTTTATTGCAAAAACCCGGAAAGGAGAAGAATGAACGACTTAGAAACAACCAAAATGCAGACACCGATTGAGATTGCGCTTGGTGTTGATGAAAACGGAATGACTACAGCAAGCAAGCTATATTCTTTCTTAGAGCTGAACCCAAGCAATTATTCAAAGTGGTGCAAGACAAACATTACTGAAAACGAGTTCGCAGAAGAAAACATTGATTTTACTCGGTTCGTACTTGAGTACGAGTCGGGAGTTGGAGTTAAAAAGAGAGAAGATTTTAAATTGACTTCCAAGTTTGCTAGAAAGCTATCCATGACCCAGAAAAACCATAAAGGTGAACTTGCAAGAGATTATTTTGCAATGCTTGAGGATAAGGCAAAAGAAATGGCAATCAACCGTTCACAGCTTTCGCCACAAATGCAAATGTTTTATGCCATTGCTGACGGACAGGCAAAAATGGAGTTGGAGCAGAAGCGGCAGGCGGAACAGATGAACCGCATTGAACAGAAGCAGGATGCCATCGTGGAAACATTCCAGAAAACAGACAGTGTGGAGGATTTCCAAAAATGGGCGAATGATCGTATTGCTCAAATTGCAGAAAGTCCGAAGTTTGATAAAGGCTACGGCAGAAGCAAGAATTATTCCCTTGCAAGATCTGAAAGCTATGAGCGCTTGAAGCAGAAAAGAAACTGCCGCCTTGATGATCGGGTTCAGAAAGCAAAGGGAAGAGCACTGGAAGAAAGACCAGATATTAAGAAATCTGAGTTGGATAAGATCAATAAGATTTACATAATTGCCAACGATAAAGACCTTAGACCGGCTTATGAGTTGGTAATTAAAGAAATGATGGTTTACTACTGTGTATCAGATCGAAAAGGAGGATTGAAATGAGCGATTTTGAATTTCAAAAAGTTAATTCAAGGGTGATCTGTAGCGGGGACAACTATTTAGCAAAGGTTGACTCGGCAGAAACTTTTTCAAGTATTTTTGTTGACGAGGAAACAACATACGGGATTTCCGTAAGGGATGCGAAAATCCAGACAGGAGATTCGACTTACGCACCGGCAATGGCTTTTACATATTCCATGGAAGATGATGCTGTACGTTTTATAGATGTTGTTGTATGCCCGTTACTTGGCACATTTGTTTCTGACTGGTACTAATGGAAAACTGTGTGAAATTAAAAATGAAGATAGGAGGTATTCATGGATAGACAAATGAACATTGCTTTAAGAAAGACATTAGATCAGATCGGCGTAAAACATAGCCTTAAGGGTTATGGTTACATAATCAGTGCAGTTGAGAAATGTCTTGAAAACAGAAGTAAACTTATCCACATTGTTAAAGGACTTTACACTGAAATTGCAGAAGAAAACAGCGATACAGCCTTGAGAGTAGAAAGATCAATCCGGCACGCGATAGAAGTTACTTGGACAAATGGCAATACAAATGCGATCAACAAAATTTTTGGCTATACGGTTTCAGTGGAAAAAGGAAAACCGACAAATTCAGAGTTTATCGCATTAATAACAGATTTTGTTTCCTTGTATGGTGATGAGATTGCCAATGGTTCCTATAAGTGGTAGGAGTGAGGTGTCTATGAAGAAATTAGCAAAGGTAATTGAAATGATAGGCACCGTTGTTTTTCTGTTTTGCATCTGCATTGATGCAACAGAGTATCCGGTTACTGCCATACCTGTATTGATTGGATTGCTGCTTATTTATATAGGAACAAAAATAGATGGGGAGTGGCAGGAGTATACAGAAGAGATCGTAGATCATAATTATAACAGTGAGTCTGATGACGATGACGGTATTACCTATATCACATTTGACACTGATTACAGCAAAGAAAAAGAAAAGGAATCATCCGAACCGACCAAAGCTGAATGATTCCCAATCAAAGCAATAGCATAAGCTATTTGCGACTATTTTAGCACGAGAAAAGAGGAAAATCAAATATGAATGAAAAAATGAAAAACAATAATGTTTTACTTACCGGGAAAATTGTTTCAGAACCGGAATATAGCCATGAGGTATATGGAGAACAGTTTTTCAATCTGTTTCTCGAAGTAAAAAGAATCAGCGGTGTTGCAGATATAGTTCCGTTGACCATTTCAGAGAGATTATTCAACCTCGAAGACAAATGTACAGGAACCGTGGTTAGAGTTTCTGGACAGTTCCGATCATTCAACAAGCATGAGGAAAACAAAAACCGTTTAGTGTTGTCTGTTTTTGTCAGAGAGATTGAAAGAGTTGTGAATGACTACGACGAAGAAAACGAGATTGAGATTGACGGATTTGTATGTAAGAATCCGGTATATCGTAAGACACCGCTTGGTAGAGAGATCGCAGATATTTTGTTTGCTGTAAATCGTTCCTATGGCAAATCAGATTATATCCCATGCATTGTCTGGGGCAGAAATGCGGTGTATACATCTGGACTTCCGGTTGGAACGCATTTGAAACTTACCGGACGCATTCAGAGCCGTGGGTATGTAAAGATGCACGAAGACGGGACGGAAGAGCAGAGAACAGCATATGAGGTGTCTGTAAGCAAAATTAATGTATTAGAGGAGGAAAATTAAGATGGCAGAAAATACCGTTACAATTTCCGTTGAGGAATACGCAGATCTGGTTGCATGCAGGACGAAAGTTCATACAGCATGTGCCATTATTGCAAATGAGCACCAAAGAGACATTGAGCTGATGGGGAAAAAGGGAACAACTATTAATTCAAAAATTATAGAGTCAGCTCTTGGATATGTTGACGATGAAGCATGCTTTGAAGATGCACTTAAAAAATATAAAGAGCGGAGGGAGAAAGAAAATGAAACTGAAAATTAGATCGTTACATATGGAGAATTTCAAGGGAATTAAGAGCCTTGATGTGAATTTCTCTGTGAAAACGAAGATCAGCGGGCAGAATGCCGTAGGAAAGACAACAATCTTCGATGCGTTTACATGGCTGCTTTTCAATAAAAACAGTGCCGGAGAGGAAAAGTTTAATGTTCGACCATTAGATAAGGACGGAAACCGCATTGATAATGTAGAAATTAAGGTTGTGGGAGTTATTGACGTTGATGGGAAAGAAGTGGAACTTTCAAAGGTTCAGAAGCAGAATTGGGTTAAGAAGCGTGGAACCGACACCGTTACTTTGCAAGGCAATGTCAATTCATTTGAGATTGACGGATATCCGAAGAGTGAAGCTGATTTCAAAGCCTATGTTTCAAATCTGGCACAGAGCGAGGATATGTTTAAGATGCTGACCAATCCGCAGTATTTTTCTTCTCTGAAATGGAAAGATCAGCGCGATATTCTGATGCGCCTTGCAACGGATGTATCGGATGTTGAACTGGCGCAGACAGATGCTAAGTATGCTCCATTACTCGGCGAGTTGGAGAAAGCACCGTCCACAGATGATATCCGTGCTAAGTTTTCCAAAGCGTTATCCGGATGGAAGAAGAAACAGGCAGAAATCCCGGTGCGTATTGATGAAGCAGAAAAATCTAAGATTGATGTGGATGTGGCAGAGCAGGAACTTGCAAAGGTGGATCTGGTAAGAAGAATCGCTGAATGTGACAAGAAAATGGAGAATGCCGGTAGCGCGTTGGGCGATTTAAGAAGTAAGGAAATGCAGTTGCAATTTGATATGTCCGGCATTATGCAGGTCATGAATGACGAACTTTCCGCAAAACGTAGAGGTCTTGACAGTGCCAAGGATGATGCAACACGAGAGTTCAATGACTTACATAATCAGATTCAGTCTGCGGAAAATCAGATCAAGGCAAATGAGAAGACAATTTCCGATACAGATGCAGAGCGGAAAAATCTTGGTGTTGAATACAATGCAGAATTTTCCAAGGCATTTGATGAAATGCCATATCTCTTTGACGAATCCAAGTGGAAATTTGATGAATCTACAACGGTTTGTTCCTTATGTGGTCAGAAGTTGCCGCAGGATAAGATTGAGTCTCTTAAGGCTGATTTTGAGCAGAAAAATGCAGATGCCAAGGCACGTGCCACCAAGCAGTTAGAGGATGCACGCAAAGCATTTGATGATGCAAAGGGCGCAAAACTTAAAGGTCTGATTGACAAGGGCAACGCTTGCAAGGCTGATATTGAGCGATTGACAAAGGAAAACGCCAAGTTGCAGGAAGACATTGTGGCACTCAAAGAGCAGGAATCCAAGGCACTTGCAAAGCAGAATGATTATGCAAAGCAGTTATCCGAGATCCCGGCAGAAGCTGATTATTCGCAGAATGAAGAGTATGTGAAGCTGAAAACAGAGCATGACAAGATTCTTGCTGATATTGCAAAGGTTGAATCCGAGGGCGCAGACAAGGTTGTTACTGATTTAAAAGCCGAGAAAGCCGATCTGCAGGCGCAGCTTGATGAAGTGAACAAGGTTATTGCGCAGGCGGCTAACAATGTGGCGATTGATGATCGTATCGAAACGCTTCGTGACGAGCAGAAAGAAATCGGGCAGAAAGTTGCCGACCAGGAACAGATGCTTTACCTCTTAGAAGAGTTCATTCGTTTCAAACTGGATAAGGTTTCTGAATCTATCAATAGCCATTTCAAGACAGTTAATTTCAAACTCTTCGAAATGCAATTAAATGGCGGTATGAAAGATTGTTGCGAGTGTACTGTGAATGGCGTTCCGTATTCGACTTTGAATAGTGGTCACAGAATCGTAGCAGGACTTGATATTATCCGTTCTCTTAGCGAGTTATACGGCGTGAGCGTACCGATTTTTGTTGATAACGCAGAATCGCTGAATGAATTTAATGTGCCGGATATGGATGCACAGTTAATTCTTTTGAGCGTTTCCGAGGACAAACAGTTGAAAGTAGAGGGTGTGTAGGATGAGCATTGGAACATTAGGAATAATGGAACGAATGTCGCAGAAGAATAACAAGGACTTAAAGGTTTCCCCATTATCCAATATCATATCTGCTCATAGTGGCAAGGACGGATGGGGAAATGTGGCGATCGCTATGCCAAATGAAATTGTTACAGGATTACTCACAAAGCCAGATAGTTATATTGGTGGATTATTGATTTGCAGTAAAGAAGAATTTGAAAAGGAAAAGAAAGAAGCGGAAAGTGAGGTATCAGAATGAATTATATCAAAGCAAAGTTTCCAAACAGCACCAGAAGCTATACATACCGCACCGAGGATAATGTAAAAGCCGGTGACACGGTTGTAAATGCCAAAGGTGCAAAACTGACAGTTACGGATGAATCGGTGGATATGAAGTGGGTGGAGACCTATGGTGTTGATAAGGTGGCAGTTGTGAAGAAATATGAAGAGCCGGTAGATGCCGGAGAAGGCGAGGAATAGACATGGTTATCAAAACAAAGAGATTTTATGTAAATGGAAAGGCTTGTAAGGTGGAGCTTAAGAAAGAGGGCGTTGATTACCTTGTAGTGATTGACGGCAATATGTATGCGAAAACTCCAAACGAGTTGTACGCAGTACGGAAATTTAATGAGATTTAATGAAAGGAAGTGTAAGTAATTATGGCAGAAGCAAAGAAACAGGAAGTAGCGGCACAGGGAAAACAGGAAATGAATACACAGCTTTCTTATTATGCGAACCAGTACACAGGACTTATGGAGCGTGACTTCGCAGAACACGGACTTGTGTTTGATGATTATTCCAAGCAGTGTGCTATGGCATCTATGAGTGCAATTTACAACCTTGTTACATCTAACAAAGCCGCTATGAGCAACTTGAATGGTTCTAATTTGAGACAGGTTATTGGACAGGTATCAAGTCTTCAGCTTAATGCCAATGCTGTACCAAGAGAGTGCTATTTCCAGTTGAGAAGTAAACAGGATGCAAATGGAAACTGGTACAAGGAAGTAGAAATGGGAATCGAGGGAGACGGAAACGATGCGCTTCTTCGCAACTTTGGCGTTGATGTTAAAAAGGTATATCCAGTATGGCTTGTGAAAGAAGGGGATGAATTCACATATCCGAAACACAGAGGAGTTGAAGTTACGCCGCCGGAGTGGGAAGAAAAAGGATTATCACAGAAAGTAATCCGTGTTGTTTATCCTGTTGAAATGAATGACGGAAAAATCGAGTACATGATCGCAGAGCGTGAAAGCGTAAAAGGAAATCTTTTCGCTCATGTTCGTAATAATCTGATGAATGAGACTTTCGGTTTACTTGGAACAAAAAAAGATAAGAGTGGAAAGGTTGTACCTAGAACGAGATATGATGCTACGGATGAAGAAAAGAAAGCTATCGCAGAAAAGAAAAATGAAGTTCTGAAAGCACTTTTAGACTGTGAGACTATTGAAGATATGCTTGCCTGTGAAGTTGCAAGACCATACATGAGTGCTGCATGGCTTGATACATCGGAATCCATGATTGTCCGCAAGATGCGTAATAATGCAATCAAAAAGCATCCAAAAGACCTCAATGCTATTGCAAAACAGTCTCTTATGCAGATGGATGAAACTTATCAGCAGACGCAGGAAGAAATTGCCGAGAACGCCAATTCAGAGGATTTCATTGTTGCAGATGCAGAAGCAAAAGAAGTTGAGAGTGCAGCAGTCGAAGCAGAAGTTGTTGAACCGGCAGAAAATGACGAGAATTTGCCGGATTTCATGAAAGATTAGAGGTGGACGCATGAATCTTCCAAAGTCTGAATTGAGCAAGCAGGAAGCATTGCAATTATGGAATACATATCATTCGGAGTATGCAAAGGAGCAAATGATTCTTGCCAACTATGGGATTGTTTTCTCTGTCATGCAGAATTTAAGCATTCCGGTAAATGATGAAGATATGTTTCAGACCGGAATTGTTGGATTGCTAAAGGCTATTAATACATTCGATTCTTCCAAAGGATATAATTTTTCAACCTATGCTTTCACTGTCGTGCGAAATGAACTGCTTATGTCATTCAGAAAGAGTAAAAAGTCGGTAAAAGCAGCGTTCTCTTTGGATGATAACGTAGACATAGGAAATGGCGAAAGTGTTCCATATGCCGAGCTGATGGCGGACGGCAGGGATCACGAGAAAGATGTGATGAATTCTATACTTATTCAACAGATTTTTGGAACGCTGAATTTGATAGAAAAGCGTATTTTCGTAATGTTTTTTGTAGAAAACAAGACGCAATGCGAAATCTCTAAAGAGATGAAATTGTCACAGTCATATGTTTCCCGAATTATTAAGAATATGGGAAGAAAAGCAAAACACAAGGAAAGGAATACAATATGAGAGTTATATCACAGGACGGAACAATTGATGTGCCTTATGAGCAGGTTGTTATTCAGCGTTTTAATCGAGTAATATTCTTTCTTAATAAAAATTTAACTGGTGTGGAGTCAGTTTCGAACGATATGGAAATGGCTTCATATTCTACCGAAGAAAAAGCCGATAAAGCGATGGAAGACCTGCAATATGCGTATGCGTGCCGTAATATGGCGATGTTCGACAAAGAAAAAGCTATTTATATTCCGAACGATAAAATGACTAAAGCCGTTATTGGCGGTGTCTTTCAGTTCCCAACAGAGGAAGAATTGGAGTAGCCTATGGAAATTATGTCAGTCTTAGAATCCGTTCAGAAAGGCATGGAAGATAATATTTACAACTTCTGCAAAGATGGAAAATGCAGTCAATGCGGTAACTGCTGTTCCAACCTTTTGCCAATGAGTAGAAAAGAGGTAGCTGCTATTCACAGATATGTCCGTAAGAACCATATCAAAGAATGTAAGCACATGCTTCCTACTGTGAAAAGACCGTATGATATGACATGTCCTTTTCTTGATACGGATAAGAGTTGCGAGAAATGCAGAATCTATCCGGTTCGACCGGAAATCTGCAAGCAGTTTATCTGTGACAATGAGCAGAGAGCAAAGCACAATAGGGAATTGTTGGGACAGACGAGACAGATTATTGATGTGAGGAGTGAGTTCTTTAATGAGACTTAAAGTTTTAGGTTCTGGTTCATCCGGCAACTGCTATATTCTGGAAAATGAAAGCGAAGCGTTGATTATTGAAGCAGGGTTGCCGTTTATGGAAGTCAAGAAAGAATTGGATTTCAATGTGATAAAGATAGTCGGTGTACTGGCAAGCCATACTCACGGAGACCACGCAAAGTACATAGGAGAATATGGAAAATCAGGAATACCAGTTTGGAAACCATACAATACGGATTTTTACAAATCCTGTGACATGAAAAAGTATGGAACATTTGAAGTGAGGACTTTTCCAAATCAAAATAAAGACAGGCGATGGTTACATAATAACTCTGATGGTTCAGAGTGTCCGTGTTATGGATTTCATATTAAACACCCAGATATGGGCAGCTTGGTGTATGCAACAGACACAGAATACATCAAATGGCGATTTAAGGACGTTAATCACATCATGGTGGAAGCCAACTACGATATGCAGTTTGTGAACCGAGAAGAGCCAAATTACGAGCACAGATTACGAGGTCACATGAGCCTTGATACGACACTTAAATTTATTTCTACTAACGATAACCCGGCATTGAGAAATGTCGTTCTAATTCACTTATCAGATAAAAGCGGAGATCCCGCACTATTCAAACAAAAGACAGAAGAAACAGTTAAATATGGGGCAGATGTTTACGTGGCAGAACGTGGATTAGAGGTTGATATGAACCTTTGTCCGTTCTGACAAGCAATAATTTTGACCGGTCAATTTTATATATAGCAACTATTAACCATGCACAGAAAGGAATTTTTTATGAACCCAATTGATTTAGCAGAATTAGCAGGCGGTGCATTGCAGGAAAAGTCCCAGAAAGCATTGCAGGATGTTTTTGAGAATATGCAGGATCCTAATACACCGTGGAAGAACAAACGCGAGGTAGTTATCAAGTTAAAATTCACGCAGAACGAAGACAGAGACGATGCGACTTGTGAAATTTCTGTTGAAAAGAAACTTGCACAGCCGAAGCCAGTAGAGACAAAGTTTGCCCTTGGAACCAATCTTGCAACAGGAGAGGTTCTTGCCGAGGAATACGGACCAGGTATCAAAGGTCAGATCTCCCTTGATGAATACCAGAAAGAACAGCAGATCGATGGAAAGACCGTAGATACGGACACAGGAGAAATAATCGAGGAAGCCAAAGAAAATGATGGCGTTGTAGATTTCAGACAGGCAAAACAGGCATAGAAAGAAGAGGTAAAAAATTATGATTAAAGAAGCATTGGAGTATATCGTTGGCTTAAAAACACCGATTATCAATGAAATTGGTGGTAATACATATTCGGACAAGCCGCTTAACCGCATCAGTTACGTTCCGTATGCGAGTACGATCGAAATGAAAACATTGACGAGTCTTGTAGAGTATATCAAGGCAAACATTGACTGCATGTCGAAAAAGATGATCGTTCATGTGGTTTCTCCGACGGAAGTTCACTTATATTCATCTCTCGATGCAGATAGAAAGCGGGAACATTTGGTTGAGGTCAATGCAGAGTTGCCGGATTTCCGGTTTGGAAGTTTTATCGATCATGAAAGCTTTGTGATTGCCTTGCAGTCAAAATTTGTTTCGAATGCTGACAGGTATCTTGTTTTAAAGTTTGCAGGAACGGTAGAAGATGGAACGGTTGCAGAGTATGGAGATGACGGTGTTACACAGAAAGCCACTGTTAAAACGGGTGTAGCAAGTAAAGCAGATGCTGTGGTGCCTAACCCTGTTAATCTGATTCCGTATAGAACATTCTTAGAGGTTCAGCAGCCGGCAAGTGATTTTATTTTTAGAATGAAATCTTCTTGTGGCGTGCAGTGTGCAATCTTCGAAGCAGACGGTGGAGCGTGGAAAAATGAAGCCATGAACAATATCAAGGAATATTTGAAGAATGAACTTGCTGATCTGAAACAGTTTACTGTGATCTCGTAGAGAGGAAAAAACATGAAATTATACAGTTATTTTTTCTGCAGTGAAAAGCTGGAAGAAAAAGTATTTGAAGCAAAGGAATGCTCTAAGACATATACCGCCTTAGAACGTGGAACCGGTTGTATATATAAGGGTATGAGAATTAATAAAGAGAGCATTGGCAATCTTATTGAACATTCTAATACAATCGTATTCTTGGAAGAAAGCAGGAATGCGGCAATTGAAGCGTTCATTTCAAGAGAAAAGAGATGTGCGGATTTTGCAAAAAGAAATCTCGACCGTGCACAGGAAAACATTGCGCATCTTGAAAAACTGAAATAGGTTGTAACACCTTGGAGCAATCCTAAAAGAAACCCGTTCATGCGGTATCTGAAATTTTGGCAAGGAATTTAATATATCACGACTAAATCGTAAGCCATGAGATACCTTTGGCGGTTGCTAAAAGTGACCGCCAGAAAGGAGAATACGTGTTAATAATTGAGGATAAAGGACAGAAAGAGGGCTTGCATATCCTTAAGAATAGATATTTCAAAAGCCACGATATGGAAGTCTTGCGTGCACCATTGCCGGTTGGAGATTACATAATTGCCACAGACAAGGTAGCGGATGTTATCCATAGAAAATCAGCTAGAAAAATGGAACTTAAAAAGATGGATTTTCTTGGCACATATGATGTTTCCGTTGACACGAAAAAGGACATGCAGGAAATTGTAGGGAACATCTGTGGAAAAGCACATATGCGATTCCGTGACGAGTGTATTTTGGCGCAGAACAACGGAATTAAGCTATATGTGCTTATTGAAAATACAGACAAGGTGTATTCCGTCAATGATGTATTTACATGGCATAATCCTCGAGTGGACCGGTATAACAATATTGCATATATGCACACACTTGGAAAATTGCTGAATGTATCGCTACCGAAAACAAAGCCGACATCTGGCAAGGTATTGGCAAAAGCTATGTTGACAATGCAACTTAAGTATGGCGTTGAGTTCGTATTTTGTCGCCCGGAAGATGCTGGGGCAAAGGTTATTGAATTGCTTGGAGGTAGTGAAAATGGCGGAGAATAAGCGGTATTACTGGCTTAAACTGATGGATGATTTCTTTGACAGCAAGCGAATCAAAAAACTCCGAAAGATGGCTGGTGGCGATACATATACGATCATCTATCTTAAGATGCAGTTGTTGTCGTTGAAAAAAGGTGGCTATCTGGAATATTCCGGATTGGAAGATGAATTTTACAAAGAGATCGCCCTTGATATTGACGAGGACGAAATCAATGTTCAAGTTACGATTCAGTATCTTCTTTCCTGCGGATTGATCCAGACAGCCGACAATATCGAGTATCTTATGCCTTTTGTGCAAGATAACCTAGGAAGCGAGACGGCAAGCACTCGTAGAAGTCGTAAATCTAGGGAAAATGCACAAAAAGCGTTGCAATGCAACAGTGGAACAACGGAGTGCAACATTTTGCAACAAAATTGCAATGTAGAGATAGATATAGAGAAAGATATAGATACAGATATAGAGATAGAGAAAGAAAATACAAAAGAAAGCATACTTGATTTGGACTTTGACGCGGAATGGGGATGGGAATACACGATCAATGCATATCCAAAGAAAACGTCGTTAACGTCTGCCAAGGTAGCATGGATGGACAAGATTTTAGAAGTTATCGAACCGAACAGAAAAGCCGTTGCAAAGCTGATATATGAGGCTACAGTGGCATATGTTACTGACTATATAGAGAAGAATCCGGATGATACGAATTATCGCTACATACCAAAATACGGAGACTGGCTGAAAGAGGATTGCGATTACTGGATTCGCCAAGTAGAGAAACGAAAGCAAGGTGAGGACAGTTGACAGAAGCAGAAATTGGAGTGATCGGATGTGTATTGATTGACAATGATTCCATGTACAAGATTTACAACAAATTGAAGCCGGAAATGTTCAGCTCTGAATTTTGTCAAGATGCTTTTGCTGAAATGCTTGCCATGTATGATCGTGGAGAAAACATTAATGTCGTTTCACTGTCTCAGACACTTGAAAACCACAAATGGGAGCCGGAAATAATTGCAAGCGAATTGAAAGAATGCATATCTGTTACCCCAGTCTCAACGGCAATAAAAAGCTATGCGGATGCAGTCATTAAGGATTGGCGGGCAAGGGAAACAAAAAGCCTTTTCCAGAGAGTGAGCCTTAGACCATGTGATATTGATAATTCGATCGCGGAAGTTCTTACAAGGCTTGAAGAAATCCAAGTTAATCAGTTGAAGAAATCTAAGTTGATGAAGCAAATCGTATCAGAGAACAAAGATAAATACTTTAATGATGATGTTGGAGAGGACAGGGTAAAGACAGGATTTTACCATCTTGACGATTGCCTTGGCGGTCTTGAAGGCGGAGACATTACAGTTGTTGCCGCGAGACCGGGAGTTGGTAAGTCTGCTATTGTGGCACAAATAATCGAGAATATGGCAAGAAAAGGCTATAACACTTGTTACTACAACATGGAGATGAACAACAGTCAGATTTATGAAAGGTTTGTTTCAAGAATGTCAAAGATTGGTCTGACAAGAGTTCGCAGGGCAAAGGCTTTTCTTGGTGGAGAGAAAGAAGCATTTGACAAGGCAAATGATGAGCTTGAAAAATATCCGATCACAATTGACGATCAGACAAATGTTATTGAGGAAATAAGAACGCAATGCAGGCATCAAAGATATGACGTGATCGTAGTTGACTATCTGCAATTGGTACGGTGTAACCGGAAGTTCAATAACCGTGCATCCGAAGTCGGGGAAGTTTCGAAGCAATTCAAAGCACTTGCGAGAGAGCTTCACGTTCCGATCATCCTATTGTCACAGCTTAACCGAGTATCGGAAATGAATGCAACGAAAGAGCCTACAATGTCCGAATTAAGAGAATCCGGAGATATTGAGCAGGATGCTTCCAATATTATTCTTATGTGGAATTTGGATGAAGACAGAAAATTTAAAGGCTTGAAAGTTGAAAAGAATCGACAGGGTACACCGTTTAGAGAAGTTGTTCAGTTTGAAGGTGATCGTATGGAATTTATCGAGCGAACCGAAACCATTGAACAGATTCAAGCACGGATGCGACAGAAAGACGGTTTCCGAGAAGTATGTGGCAGCACACCATTTGATTAAAAGGTGAATGATTATGGCAAGTAAGAAATTTGAAAAAGGTTCCGAAGAATGGCAGTTTTTTAATGACTATTATAAATTCCGGCAGCAGTTTTATGAAGCTGATAACGAAGATGAGTGGTTCCAAGGAATGATGGAAGCAGGGGAAATGCTAATTAAAAAATATGCACGGACAAATATATCAAAATATGTTCAAAGTCTTGTATTTAGTCATTTTGAAGATGTTGAGAGGAGATGGAAAAGCAAATGAGTAATGCATTAGTGAGAAAGAAAAAGCGGATGCAGCCACTTGGGTATTCCAAAAGTGAACTGATTGGAATACAGAAATATGCCAAGGCACAGAACAATGCGGACTATTTGATTACAGAATCTTATTATAACGTTCGCATGATGGCATACCAGGCACTTCATGATATGTTTGGATTCGGTCAGAAAAGAATTATCAGAGTAGAACAGACGATTGAAACGTATTTAGGAGATTCCGAAAAGGATGGAATGTCAGCAGAAGAGCTTGGATATTTCATGAAAACAAAATGCGGTATTGATGTGCGGGAAGAAACCAATAAGATTCCGTATCGTGAGAGCTTTTATCTGGTAGAGAGAAAGATTGCACCGAACTGCATGATACAGGCAAATAAGTTTTTACTGGCACAGGTATTTAATTATTTTGCTATGTTGGGTGTCTGCCTTAAAACACAGTTTAAATTTTCGGGAAATCAGATCAGACAGGTTTATGAGAGAATCAGGTATCTGATTAACTGCATTGCTACCGGATATGAAACCATGACAGGAATTGCAAGTGTACTGGAGCATGAATGTAATTACATTGATAAGCGGTTTGTTGGGAGAACATATGAAATATAGGAGGTATGGTTGATGGACAAGTTAGTTGTGGAACTGCAGGATGGATATTTTGTGGAGATTGATCCTCTGAATTACACCTTGAGACAGAGATATGCCGGACAGGATAAGGACGGCAATGAAAAAGAAAGCGTTCGAACAATCGGATATTTTGGAGACATGAAACAGTGCGTCAAGGCTTTGTTAGAGCGTTATCCGAGGGAGTTATCTGAAAAAGCACAGATTTCCTTTGATGAATATTTAGAACTGTTGGATAAGGCTTATACGAGGTCAGAACAGCTTGTAAACAGTCTTGGAAAATGACGGAGGTATAAATTACACAGAGAAAGCAAAGAGAGACGCAGAATCATAGCAGAGATGGAAAACCGTCAGACGAGAATACCAAAACATCAAAACCCGGATGCATTGAAAAATTTTAAGGAAGTACCGTATCAGTTGCGGTATGGGAAGGAGAAGAAAGATGCTGAATAGAGAAAAATATGCGGAAGAGATTATTGAAATCGCGTGCAATGGGGGGAACATTGCCGTCGTTAATGGAAAGCTGGAAAATTGCAGAAAAACACAGTGCAACGAGTGTAATTTTAATGGCGGCACAATAAGAGATTGTGAAATAAAGACGAGAAAATGGGCGAACAGCGAATATGTCGAACCGATTGAACCGCCGGTTGATTGGAGTAAAGTTCCGGTCGATACACCAGTGTTGGTAACAGATCGAAAAGATGCTGCTGAGTCAGAATGGGAAAAGAGATATTTTGCAAAATATGAAAACGGAATGGTGTACACTTGGGCGAACGGCGCAACGTCATGGAGCACATACGACGGTAAAATGAGTAGCTATAAATATGCTATGTTGCCGGAAAGTGAGGATCAGAATGAAAATAAGCAGGATTAAAAACCGGATATCTGAGGCAGCAACAGAAGCCTGCGGGTATTCTCCACTAACAAAAGTGGTTTCAGAGGAAGAGGTAAACAGGATTCTGGCAGAGGAAGAAAAGACTGGTGGGTGGATTCCGGTAACGGAGAGACTGCCAGAAGAATCTCTTAATAGTATAATCGGTTGGGATACATACCGGAACCGCTGTTGTTTTGTACAATTTTTGGGAGGAAGGTTTGTAATTGGAGATGATACTGATAGCGTAAATATTACAGCTTGGATGCCACTACCGGAGCCGTACCGAGAAAGCGAGGAATGATATGAAAGATGGAATACATCCTGATGGATACACAGTGACAAATAAACAGACCAATGCAGACAGAATCCGTAGCATGACGGACGAGGAATTGGCAGAGTTTTTGCCAATAGCTTCCAACTTTATCTGTCAGCCTACGGAAGAATGTATAAGAAATACCGTTATGAATCATTGCGGAGAGTGTGAAAGAACAGAAGAGTGCGCAATGAAGTGGCTCTGGGCAGAAAGCGAGGGATAGCATGGAGAGATTAACATAAGTGGCAGAGAATGGAGAAGTTTTATTTCATCCAGCAGATTTACCGGATGATGAGGGAATTACCATTACCCAACTTGCGAAAGATGGAAGATACAAAGCCCTGGAAGAGATTGCAGAAAGACTTGCAAATAGAGAGCAAGCCGAAGAGCTGGGATTACTTCTGCGGTTGCCGTGCAAGGTTGGAGATATCGTTTGGGAAATTAATGCAGAAAGAAAAAGAATATCAAAATTTGTGATTGAATCAATCACCATCTACCCGTGCAACGTTATTCAATTTAATTGGACACTGCTTGAAGGGATTTGTAAAAATGTTGCAGGCTTCTCGAAAACAGAACTTGGAATAACAGTATTCCTTACCAGAGAGGAAGCCAAAGCCAAGCTGAAAGAAATGGAGAGGGAAAGCGATGTATTGTGATGGAAGATGTCAGTATTTAAACGAACGTAAACACAAATGTGAGCTGACCGGAGAAAAATTGACTTACATGAAGCAGACCGGAAGTATTTCTTTCTCCGTGCATGAACACAGAGGAGTTTGTAAAGGAAAAAAGGTGGAACGCGATGGAGAATAGATTTTTATCCCGTGGAAAGCGGATTGATAATGGGGAATGGATACAAGGATATTTATATGGTATCTGGGAGAGAAGATATATCCTATGGGGAATGACCAATGATATCCCGGACATGGTCGAGGTAGACCCAGCCACCGTCTGCCAGTGCACCGCAATGCCCGATAAGAACAAAAAGCTGGTGTTTGAACATGATATAGTATGGGATTCTGACGAAAGAGCTTTTTACGAGATTATCTGGAAGCAAGAGGATATGTGTTGGAATGTTGAAGATGCAGACGGTCACAAATCTGATTTTGAAGAATGCTATGGAAGCACAATTGAAGTTAATGGTAACAGATTTGACAATCCGGAACTGTTGGAGGTGTAAGATGCCGAGAACCATAGCGTATAGAGCGGGAGGATTTACAAATTGTGGAATCAGTTACACAAAATTCAGTCAGGAGGAATTGGCAGAAATGAAAGATAGAGTCATGACGGAGAATGAAGCAACAACAAAAAAATATTGCAGTACATGTAAATACTACGCTGAATATGAGGGCGTTTGTTGCAATGGAGACAGTGAACACTGTGCAGATTTCCGTGGACTGGATGATACATGTGAGAAATGGAAGGAAAATGAAGAATGAGTGAAGAATTGAAACCATGCCCGTTTTGTGGCAGTACAAAACTAAAGATAGACAAAAAATCTGTTTTGGACAGGCACACAGGGCTTGGAGTAAGACTTGAAAGACATACATATTCAGTTAGGTGCAATGTATGTCATGCAAGAGGTAGAAGTATTGGAGGTATTGTCGTTGATGAAAAAGATGCCTTAGCGAGCTGTTATAAACATACAACAGATAAAGAATTGGCGGAAAGAGCAATAGCGGGATGGAACAGGAGGGCAAACGATGAGACTGATTGATGCGGATGCACTAAAGAAAGATTTAAAATCGGTTACTTTAAGCAATGGAACTTTAGTAAATACAAATGCAGTATTGTATTTACTAGAAGAATATCCGACGGCTTATGATGTAGACAAGGTTGTGGAGCAGTTGGAAGATAGAAGCACATTGTCAAGACCGGTTGGATGGACTAAATCGTATGAAATTATAACGCTGAAAGATGCAGTAGAAATCGTGAAAGGCGGTGGAGTAGATGGCTAAAGCAGTATTGATTATGGATATGCCGGAATCATGCAGTAAATGTAAATTTCTGTATGAGTTTCAAGGTATCAAGAAATGCCAGCTCATGAATGTACTGTACGGCGGGGCATCGAAACTGTCGCAGAACACATTCACAGCGAAACGGCATGATTGGTGTCCGCTCCGGGAGTTGCCGGAGAAGATACCAGAGTTGAAATCTGGTTATGAAGATCTCAGCACATCAATACGTCGGGTGGGTTGGAATGCCTGCTTAGATGAAATTTTAAAAGAACCATAGAAAAAGGAGAAGCCAGTAAGACGAATCCTACTGGCAGAGTTATGAAAAATCTATGTAAAAGGTCATTTCCTTTTGACAGTTATCAATATGGCGATGCTGTGTGAAAAAGATATGACGCAAATTTGAAAAATGTGTGAAAGGAGCGGGGCTTCCCGGGAAGATGCGCATCGGCTCCTTTGAAAATATGGATTTAGAAAAACAGGCAATAGATATATTACAGACATTTGCAGGAAATGAGCCGTACCGGCTTGGGTACAGCGGTGGCAAGGATTCAGATGTAATATTGCATTTGGCAAAAAAAGCAGATGTACCTTTTACTGCGGTACATAATTTAACTACGGTAGATGCACCGGAGACGGTCAGATATGTACGGAGTAAGCCGGAAGTGCTGATTGAATACCCCAAATTATCAATGTGGCGGTTAATTGTAAAACACAAGACACCACCCACAAGGCTTTTCAGGTATTGCTGTGAAGAACTGAAAGAACATAGCGGTGTAGGAAAGAAAGTGATTACTGGTGTAAGAAAAGCAGAGAGCAGAAAAAGGGCAGAGAATCAGGGCATTGTGACATTTACAAAGCCAAACAAAGAGATTAAGAAAAGTGTTGACAATGTAAATTTTCAATCAACAGTAGCGGGGGGGTGGTTGTACTAAATTACGAAAATTCAGAAACGCATAGAATGGTTGAAAGCTGTTACCGTACAAGTAAGACACTGGTAAATCCAATCATCAACTGGGACGATGACTACTTATGGTGGTACATACGACATGAGGGAATAGAGATAAATCCGTTGTATAACGGTGGTTGTCCGGGTGGATGCAGCCGGATTGGCTGTATAGGGTGCCCGATGAGTGGAAAGAACAGATACAAAGAGTTCGCACAATATCCAAAATACAAAGACGCATACATCAGGGCATTTGACCGGATGCTGGAATACCGGAAACAATGCGGAAACAAAGACGTAATTGGATGGAAAACAGGGCAGGGCGTTTTTGATTGGTGGATGGAAGATAGAAATATAAACGGTCAGTACCGCATGGATTTTGATGGAACTGATTTGATTGGATTTAAAGAAAAAGGAATTTAAAGAAAAAGGAATTTAAAGAAAGGAGCCGGGACCTATCCGGATAAAAGGCGCGCCGGGTTCCTTTCAGAAGAAATGAAGAAAACAAAATGTGAAATTTACAGAGATTCAATGCAGAATTATAAAAAATACGGAATACCGAGTGCACAATTAATTATTGCAGATGTTCCGTACAACGTAGGAAAAAACTTTTATGGCAGTAATCCGATGTGGTACAACGGCGGCGATAACAAGAATGGCGAGAGCAAACTGGCGGGTAAAGCGGCATTCAATTCGGATTTCAATTTTAATCTGTATGAGTATTTCCATTTTTGTAGCAAAATGCTCAAGAAAGAGCCGAAGAAATCAGGAAGCCGCGGAAGGAGCTCCGACGCACCGTGTATGATCGTATTTTGTGCCTTTGAACAAATGCAGACACTAATTGCAGCGGCAAAGAAGCATGGTTTCAACAATTACATACCACTTGTATTTGTAAAAAATTACAGTCCACAGGTGCTTAAGGCAAATATGAGAGTGGTCGGAGCGACGGAGTATGCATTGATCTTATATAGGGACAAGTTGCCAAATTTTAGAAATGGAGCAAGATTCGATGAAAACGGAAAGACTATCCGAGGCACTGGACATATGATCTTTAACTGGTTTACTTGGGAGAAAGATGGTAAAGATATTCCAAAAATCCACCCGGCACAGAAGCCAGTATCTGTCTTAAAAAAGCTAATAGAGATATTTACAGATCCCGGTGATGTGGTAATTGATCCATGTTGTGGAAGCGGTAGCACATTAAGAGCGGCGGCGGAACTTGGAAGAAATGCATATGGATTTGAGATTGACCGCAATTTTTATACAGGAGCAAAAGAGAAAATGCTTGTGTTCGAAACAGATAATCAGATCAGTTTTAAAGATATACCTGGGGTGATGCCATGAAAGATAGCCCGGAGCAGAAAGTAAAACAATATTGTGTAAAAATCCGAAAAGAGATACAGCACTGGAAATATATAAACCAGAATGGATGTAATGATCCGTTCTGGTCAGATGGCTGCAACATGAACCTGACACGAAACCATATTATTTATGCGCAGGAACAGGTACGGAAAATCTGCGAAGAAAATCAGATCCCATTGCCGGAAGAATATTATCTTTCTGCGCCGCCTGAGGTTAATAATCAGTATATGGCAAATTTGAAACAGAAAGACAGGGTTGAGAGAATATTTTTCCAAGGGAAGATACCCACGAAACAAAAATATAAGTACGATGAGCGGCAAATGAGTTTGTTTTAGCAGATTTAGTAAAGAAAGAGAGGTAATTAACATGATTCATGCGATATGTGACTTTTGTGGAAAAGATTGTGATAGAACTGCAACATTATTATCGATGACACCGTTTCAGAATTTTGCGCGGTATCATACCGATAATACGCCGTATGGATTTGAAGCGAAGACGAGAAGTTTTGTGATATGCGGCGAATGCTGTAAAAAGCATGATTTACCGAATCCGTATGAGACATACACTGGAATCACAAACCAGAAAGCGACATACGAAAAATGTCTTGATAATTATACGGATACTGACCTTATCGAAGACGAAAAGTACGATAGAAGATTTGGTTTATAAAGCGGATGGGATAAAAATTGAGATAGATTGATATTAAGGAGAGAAAAGCAAGCCATGAAAAAGAAACTTATAGCAGCAATATTGACGGTAACACTCTTAATCGCCGGATGCGAGAGTGTGAATGTTGACGCAGAGCAGGATAATACGATGGAAGGAGTAGAATTTACGGATACATATTCTATTTATGCCGACAAAGATACTGGCGTGATGTATTTGTTTGTTGGTGGAGGTTATAAAGAGGGCGGTGGTCTTACAGTTATGCTCAATGCAGACGGGACACCGAAGATCTGGCAGGGAGAAAAATAAAATATTGGAGGATATTGGCTTATGAAGTTTTCAAAACTGACTAAGCCAGAACTTGAAGTAATTATTGAAAACGCCAATTTTACGGAGCAGGAAGAGGAAATATTTTCTCTTCTTGCCCGTGGACTTATTTCAAAAGAAATAGCCATGAGACTATGCGTATCAACAAGAACAGTGGAAAGAAGAATTTTTGATATTAAACAGAAAGTAAAAAAGTTAGAAGGTGAGTTAAACGGGAAATCTTTCAAATAGTGAGTTGTTGAATATTGCCATCGAAAATGGTATTATCAACATAGACACCATTCAGAAAAAAATTGAAATGAACGAAAGGAAAAAATTTATTGAAAAACACACTTACAGCATTTGGCAAGGAAAAGATGGAAAGTTTTACACATATTTGCCAGATGAAGATAATAAGAGAGGAAAGAGACTTGTAAAGAGAACATCTGAAAAAGCAATTGAAGATGAAATAGTAAAGTTCTATAAAGCTAAGGAGGATGAACCTACAGTTATTCAGGTATATTCTAATTGGATTTCTGAAAAACTTGAATATGGTGAAATAACAAGACAGACAAAGGACAAGTACGAGACAAATTTTAAAAGATTTTTTGAAAATAAGTATTTGCCGATTGCAAATAGAAAAATTCGGTACATTGATGAAGAAATATTGGAATCATTCATAAAAACAGCTATTTCAAAACTGGAACTTACGCAAAAAGCTTATTCTGATATGCGGATATTGATTAACGGAATTTTCAAATATGCAAAGAAAAAACATTATACCAGCCTGAGCATAACCAGTTTTATGGGTGATTTGGAAATTTCGGAAAAGTCATTTAAAAAGAACTATAAGTCAGACTGCGAATTGGTATTTTCTAAGGATGAGGAACTTTTAATTGAACGATTTGTAATGGAAGATGAGCCTACATTGATAGAACTTGGCATTATTTTGGCATTTAAAACAGGATTGAGAGTTGGGGAAATATCTACCCTCTCATGGTCTGATGTCGGAGAAAATAAGATACATATATCAAAGACAGAAATAAGATATAGAGATGATAATGGCAAATATGTATTTGATGTTCAAAATTTTCCTAAAAGTGATGCCGGGTTTAGAGATGTTATAATTACCGCAGATACCAAAGAACTTATGAGAAAAATAAAAATGCTCAATCCATTTGGGCAATATATTTTTATGAAAAACGGTAAACGAATAAAAGGTCAGGCATTTACAAGGCGGCTATATGTGATATGTGATAGAATAGGAATTGGCGAACGTTCAATTCACAAGGCAAGAAAGACATATGCAACAAAGTTGATAGATGGAAATGTTCCAGAATCGGTAATAAAAACACAAATGGGGCATACAGATATCAGAACAACTCTCGATCATTACTATTTTAATAACAAGACAGAGAGTGAAATGCAGGAATATATTGCAAAAGCATTATCAATGTAAAAGGTAACACGAGGTAACACCTTTGGAGATAAAGAAATTCAGTATTTATGCGGGTTTGAGAGAATTGATACCGAGTTCGAATCTCCCTTCCGCTACT